TATAGGAATTGCAATAAAGACGCTACTACAGAAGGTCACGTTTTTGCGAAAGAAGTTGAGGGAGAGGCACTTGTTCCAAAACTTGTACTTGCGTGCGATACACATAAAAAGAAGTCGGGATTTTTCGAGAAAGTATCAAAATGAATAATATGTATAACATAGAAAGCGGTAGGCAAATAGCCTATCGTTTTTTTTTTGTCCAAAATGGTTTAGTCCTGAGTTTAGACACGATTATGTTCTATCGTGAGCGACAAAAAACGAAAAATCGGAGGACAAACTACCATGAAAAAATATGTAAACGTAGTTGGCGTAAATCATTACCACGGAATCAACGTAGTCTCACTGGGAGATTCGGTAACGCTAAGAGCCGACAAAGAAAACAAGTTCGATTCAGAAGCGGTGTCTGTAGAGATGAGTAAGTTAGGCGTAATCGGGTATGTATCTAATAGCTTGAAAACAAGAGTAAAGGGATGCAGTTCGGCAGGAAATATCTTAGAGAAATTAGACCCTTGGGGAAGCCAAACAGGACGAGTAGTATTCATCCTTGACGATACATTCATCGTAGAAATCGAGGTCAAATAATATGGAAAAAATCATGTTGAAGAAGAAAGAAGCGGCGGCAATCAGAACCATGCTTAACAATAAAGCACAAGACAAACAGGCTTGCATTGAATATTACTTGAAGTATCGAGATGCTTGGAAAGGCGGCTACCTGCCATTAGCTGAACTGGGTTTCGATAAGTTCGTTCAAGCCCTGTACAACGGATTCGAGATAGAGGAAACTCCGTATGACAGAGTAAGGAACTTGTTCGAGACTGAAAACGCGAAGTCAGTAAATCATCAAATTTCATCTGCAAGCGCAATTAGATCAGTACTTGCAATACTAAATATAAAAATCGAAGGAGTTAACGCATAATGACTACAAAACCAGTTTTGACTAATGAAGAGGTAGTATCTCTAAATAAATATCTCGCAGTTCGTGGAAGTAAAGAGGAAGCAGTAAAGCATTATGTTCAAACGAATCAATTGTGGACATCTTCATATAAGCCGCTTAGGGAAATGGGACTGGAGAAGTTCATTCAAGTATTGTTCTTCGGATATGAAAAAGAGAAGACACCTGAAGAGAAAGTCAAGGCACTATGGGATGAAGAAGTAAAACAAGGTCATATATACACCTTGGGCATAATCGAGAACGTACTCTCAGAACTTAACATTAAAATTGAAGGAGTGAATAAATAACATGGCAAAGTTAAAAGAGGTAGAGGTATCATTGGGCGTATCGGTAGAGGTAAACAAAACGTGGTACAAGCTGAATGCGCGTGAAGTTGTAGAGATCGATGTGACCGATACAGAAGCAAGCCGTAAGGCTATCTGGAATAAGATGTGGAACGATGTAGAAGGTCAAATCGAAACGCAAATCAGTCAGCTAAGAAGCTAATTAAGAAGGGGAGCCTGAAAAATTGGCTTCCCTTTATTTATGAGGAGGAATAGTCCATGTTCGTTATAGTGAACAAAATACATCTGTTAATCGAATTAATGAGGTCAAAGAGTGATAAGCAGGTAGTCAAAGACGTAATTTCATCCCTTAAGAAAGACCTCGATGATATCTATAAGAAGTGGGAGAGTGAGTCTGAGTGAGAGACTTCACATTAGCACCAAGAGCAATACTTGAAACGGATAAGCTGAATGATGGAGAGAAGATCATTTACCTGAAGCTGATGGACTTCGCGTTCAATGATGTATTCGCTTACCCGAAGTTAGACACTCTCGCGGATAAATTGGGTGTCCACGTAGCAACAGTGAAACGAGCAACAAGAACCCTACGTGAATTAGGTCTGGTACGAATATACAGAGAGCATATGAAAGGGACAAATACATATGTGCTTATCCCTATTGAATGGGTGTCAAACCTGAAGATTCCACACGCTCAGCCCGTTCCTGAAGACGCTCAGTACATCGACACGAAAGCGGACTTTGACGTACTCATTGACGAGATACGGACTCATTATGAAGCCATGGGACGAACTGTAACAACGAAGCCTAAAAAGAAATCTACGGCAACATCTACGATTCAAGGACGCATTGATGCTCTACAGGAGAAAATCGATCAAGGTATAGAGTTGAATGCTCGTGACTTCGTGATTGCTTTTGAGCGTGAGATGCTTGAACAGAAGAACCTGATTCCATCAATCGAGTGGGGCAGGGACGGGGCGATCATGAAGAAGCTATTCTGTAACGATGCTACGACCGTAGAGCAAGCCCTCCTATTCATCAAAACATATGTACAGGTCTTTGATCAGTACTTCAAAAATGACCGCTTCCCGTACCCAAAAATACAATATTTAAAAACGGAGTTCATTTTACACAGGGTTGTGAGATTAGCTTTTACTGTAGAACAAACACAGCAAGAAGAAACATCTGGACAGGTCGAATCGTTCTAAGGAGGAATGACTTATCAATTGTTGGGCATCTGGGTACTGCAAGCGGTACGAATCAGAAACATGCAATCAGTTTTGTGATCCGTATGTTTTGATGAAGGCAATTTACAGCCAAAGCAACATCCCGAAGAAATATCAGTTCGATAAGAAATTGGACATAGATAAGGCGCACGTAGACTACAATACGTTCGTCGAGTTGCGTAACTACCAAATGGATGTAGTAGGTAAGGTGGCTATGGGTGAAGGACTATACATATGGTCTGGGACAACTGGCAACGGGAAGACAACATGGGCGACGAAGATAGCAAACTACTTCATCCGTAAAACCATCTTTACAGGGGAGTTTGAGGACATTGTAATGTATATCAATGTACCTACATTCTTCGAGAAACTACGGCAGTCCTACAGTGATGAGTCATTAGTGCAGGAGGTAACGCTGATGAAACAGCGGCTACTTAGTGCCAAGTTAGCTATCTTTGACGATATCGGGGCAGAGAAGCCCTCAGAGTGGGTTAAGGAAAGGCTGTACGAGATCATTAACTATCGTGACAACGAGGAGTTAACCACAATCTACACAAGCAATATACCTCTTAATCATCAAAAGGAAATTCTGGGTAGTCGAATATGGTCAAGGATCAAAGGACATACGGAAGTAATGGAACTGAAGGGCGGGGATAAGCGATGATTGAGGATTTAATCTTAAATAAAATACTGAAGGAAAAGAGCCTTAAAGCCTTGAAAGAGAACGGGCTAAAAGCAGAGCATTTCCTTACAGCGAGCAACAAGATCACGTTTATCAACGAGCACTTTCAGCAGTACGCAGTTGTCCCAGACATTACGACCTTTATAGGTGCATTCCCCGACTTTCAAGTCGTAGACGTAACCGAGAGCAATGATTACCTTGCATATAAGCTAAAGGAAGCATACTTGTACAAAGAGTCCGTACCCGTGCTGAAGAAGGTCGAGGAGTTAATCAGAGAGGATAGCTTTAAAGCCGTACAATTCCTGAAAGAACAGGTCGATGTTCTAATCAAACAGAACAGCCTTCGGGTAGGTCGCGGGTATGATATCATGGCGAACGCTCAAGAGCGGTTTAACGAGTACAAGACGCGGGTAGATGCTGATGGATTGTTGGGTGTAACGACAGGTATTCAGCTTATGGATGAACTTCTCCACGGTTGGCTGAAGGAGGATTTAGTGGTTATCTTTGCCCGTACTAACGTAGGTAAGTCATGGATTTTATTGTACTTCCTCACAATGGCATGGGCGGCAGGATTTAAAGTACTGATGTACTCGGGTGAGATGGGGAAACACATCGTTGGATTCCGTGTAGATACTCTGTACAAGCACTATTCAAATAGAGGCTTGATGAACGGGAACACTGATCTGGGAGGAAACTCCAATGTCGGGGATCGTTCGATGGCTGATTACGAGAACTACGTGACAGAGTTAAGCAGTAAAGAAGGATTCATCGTCGTAACACCAAAGGACTTCGGAGGCAACAAACCAACGGTGGACGAACTCAAAAACCTCTATATGTACTATGATGCTGATCTGTTAGGCGTAGATCAAATCACTCTGATGCGAGATCAACGCAAAGGCGAGAACAAGCGTATCCAGTACACTAATATCTCTGAGGACTTGTACCTGATGTCCGAGGAACTTCAGAAGCCCGTTCTGGCGGTCACACAGGCTAACCGTGATAGCGTGAAGAACAAGGCTGAACCAGATGCTCCTGAACTGCATGAAATCGGGGAGAGTGACGGTATCGCGCAGAACGCTACGAGGGTAATATCTATGAGCATGGTAGATAACGTGCTGAAATTGGCGATCAAAAAGAACAGGTACGGTCTGAACAATAAGGACGTACTGATGATGTGGGACATCGACATGGGCTTACTAAAGCCTTTATTGGAGGGATCAAATGGCGAACCATCGGCGTACGGATTTTGAGAATAATTATACGATTGTTGGAGATAAAGTCCACATGGATGTTAATTATAAGGGGCAGGTTATGACTTGCCTTTTTGATTGCGAAGACTTCATAAAAGTATCTGATTACAAAGGAACTTGGTTTGCTAAGAGATCAACGAAGAACAGGACTCTATATTGCGTGATAAAGTACTATAAGGATGACGGACAGAGATCAGATATGTCTATTCATCACGTTATTATGGGGAAACCTGACTGGGAAAACGTAGTAGATCACTTCGATTTTAATGGTCTGAACAACACGAAAGACAATCTACGTATCGTAACGAGGTCTGTTAATGGGCTACATTCAAGGGCGCAAAAGAACAACAGACTCGGAATTAAAGGTATATATCCGAGAGGGGATAAGTACAGAGTAATCAAAGATGGAAAAGAGAAGTACTTCACGGAGTTAAAAGATGCTGTTGCTTACAAGCAGGGATGACAACCTGCTTTTTATTTTTGTCTGAGGTTTAAGAATTTTAACGAGAACGATTAGATTTATTCGAGGTGAAAAATATGGCAAAATTGAAATTCAAGTACGGAACAATGAGGTCTGGGAAATCAGTACATGCTCTTCAGATTAATCACGCCTATAAGAATGTCGGACAGTTCGGTCTTCTGTTCACGGCAGGGGATCACTCAGGTAAGGAGCAAATTACAAGTCGTATCGGGTTGTCTCAACCTGCTATTGAATCGGATGAATCATTCGACTTCTATTTGTATGTGCAAGGATACGTAAGCGGCTCCGCATGGGTGGATTACATTATCGTTGATGAAGCACAATTCCTTACTCCTAAGCAGGTGGATGAATTGGCTGAAATCGTTGATGAATACGGAATAAACGTCCATGCGTTCGGTATAAAGGTAGATTTTAAAGGACAACTATTTGACGGAGTAAAGAGGTTGTTCGAAGTATCTGACGAATGCTCCGAGATTGAAACAAAGTCTTTATGTTGGTGTGGCAAGAAAGCCATTCACAACGTAAGAGTAAATGCTCTTGACGGTGAGTTAATTTTGGAGGGTTCGCAGGTGCAAAAAGGCGACAACTACGAAACACTTTGCAGGAGTCATGTAAGGGAAGGTCTTACATGGCAGAAGGTAAAACTGAAGAAAACATATGTGAGGTAAAGTACCATTTAGAGTTGTGTTGGAATCATTCGACACAACTTTTTATTACGTCATAAATTGGTAATTTTAATTGTCGAAAAAGCTATTTACTAATTGGTGTACAAGGTGTATAGTAAGCAATACGACTTAGAAAAAAATACGAACAAGAGGTTAAAGACAAGTAAATAGTACTTGTAAATTTTTTACAGCTTTTTACGGTTTTGCGGCAAAACTCTGCTATTTTTTGCTCCAAACGTGTAGAACTGTGTCGAAAATTGACGGATTCGCTCTGCCTACTGGAAGAAATACCCAACAAAAATACGAACAGACCGAACACTGGTCAAATACGAGGAGAGTGTCGAATGTTAATCATTTGGAATACCCCAGTTGTCGTAACTGTCGAAACAATTTTGCGAGAAATGCGGATAGCTACAGGACTCCTGAAACACATGAATGACGTAGGTTCTGACTTCATGATCACGTGCCCATTTCACGGGAACGGGACTGAAGGAACACCATCATGCGGAGTAAGTAAAGGTGTAGTAAAACGACCTTCAAGAACCTACGAAGCAGGGACGGTTCACTGTTATTCATGTGGGTACAGAGCCGACCTCCCTAAGTTTGTAGCTGATATGTACGGACTTGGGACACCAATGGATGGTTTTAGATGGTTGGTTGGAAAGTATACCTACGGTTCGGGGGACGAAAGGTCAGTCTCATTCGACTTTGATAGGGACTACCGACAACCAGAGCCGACCGTACCCGAGAACGTAATGGTCACACATTATCAATGGGAGTTGATGCTTAGCGATAGAGCGCAAGAGTACTTGAGAAAACGTAAGATCACATCGTCAGTGTGGACGATCTACGGGCTTGGATATAACCCCGATACGGACTCCATTGTGATACCTGTAGCGGATATCCGTGGTCAAGTTAGGATGTTGAAGGAAAGAAGCATTGAGGGTAAGACATTCAGCAATACACGCGGGGCAAACAAAGCAGGATTGGTCTATGGGCTATATCAAGCAATGCAAAAAGACCCAAGAGGCGAACAGACAATCTGGGTTTGTGAATCAGAGATAGATGCTCTGACAGTATGCAGTTATGGCGGGATAGGGATTGCTCAAATGGGTAGTCAACTATCGGACGATCAAATCAAAGAAATGAACAGTACGCCATTCCGAAAACTGCTTGACGGATTGGACAGGGATCAAGCAGGTCGGAAAGGTTTGAGGCACATGAAGAACAAGTTGATTCCATTAGGCTACAGAATATGGAACACCGATGGCTACGGTACAGCTAAGGATATCAACGAGTTAACCATCGAGCAGTTTAACGCTCTAACCATATCATGACCAATTAATCCAAGTTTTAAACATAAAAAATCTAATGTTCCGTGGGAGGAATAAACCGAATGAAAAATTACGCTCAAATGACAAATGAAGAACTTGCAATGACTTACCAGAATACAGCTTGTGACTGGGAAATGAATGATCTGATAACTATCATGTTAAAACGCATGAAGGGGATCATGACTCAGGTAGCCGATCTGTACAAGAACATCCCAAACATTGATTGGAATGATCGAATGGGGGAGTTACAGATTGCATTAATCAAAGCCATTGCAAACTTCGATGTCTCACGAGGGTACAAGTTCACAACGTTCTGCAGGAGCTATTTCAATCAAGCAATGCAGAAGCAGTACGAGATTCAAACGAGAGAAAAGCGGTTCGATCCCACGGCGCACCATATCAGCTATGAGAACATGCTTGAGAACAACGAAGAAGGTGCTAAGAACGACTTCGATAAACTCTTCGACGATACAAGCTACGTAGACAGTGAACTAAAGCAATTGCTTGATACGCTGAAGCTGTCAGATAAGGAATACAAGACATGTGTACTACTGAGTCGTGGCGAAAGCAAGTCCGACATAGCAAGAGCCATTGGAGTATCTGCCACGATGGTAAACAAATACATAGCCAAAGTAAGAACAATTTTGGTTGCCACATACTGAGGAGGTGAGAGTATGACAAACTACGATAACTGGAAAACGAGTCCACCTGAAGCTGTCGAGATCGTCCTTTACGCTTGTGAGGAGTGCGGGGATGACTTGGTAGCGGGACAAGCAGTATACAAGAACGAAGCTGACGAACTGTTCTGTGATAGAGCATGTGCCATCGATCATTTCAAGAAGAACGGACTTGAGAAGGTAGTACTTGAATTACCAGAACGGGAGGACAGATAACCATGAGTAAACAACTTCTGATCGAGGAAATGAAAAGAGCAATTATGATCATGGAAAGTAAAGAGGAAATCAAGCAGTACAAGCAGAACGGTAGATGGATGGACTTAGATCGGGAAACAACAGAACTAAAGCAACTACTTCTCATGATTCGAAAACACTCTATTCAACTGGAAAAGGGGATTAAATAGACATGGGAGCGACTGTCGGAGGGTTCATTGTATTGGTTGGGGTATTCATCATCTGCTTAGCTACAGAGTGGTTAGCCGACAAAACAGAAAAAAGTGAAAATGTTGGTTCAAAAAAGTTCGAGAACGAGATTATGTTTATTCGGGTAGGCAATAAGAGTTAAGTTACGGTGTCGGGGAAGAAAAAATAAACATTGGTAGTGTTTGTATACACGAAACCGTAACCGAGACAATTAAGCGATTCCCATACAAAACAACGAAAAGAGGAAATCAAATGTCATTAAAAGGATTGCAATCTCTCATCACTCAGTACGAAAATGCAGGTGGCGGCGGTGACTTCATCAAGACTGGATGGATCAAAGGTCTGAAGGATGATGGGGACACGATTCAAGGACGTATTTTGCTGAAAGGTAAGACGGGCGTGGATGAACTGGGGAACCCTACATATGACCTCCCAGTATACGAAGTTCACCAGAACATCCAGATCGACGGCTATAACCGAGACGTTAACTGTATTGGTGACGGTTGCCCTTACTGCTTAGACGGAGATCACCCATCACTGAAAGTGTACATCCCAATCAAGCCGAATACTGTAGCTGAGAAAGACCCAGTGATTCAAATCTGGAAACGCGGTTTAGGAGACATCAAAAAGATCATCTCACTGATCGAAGAGTATGGAGACCTGAACGCGAGAGATTGGAAAATCAAGCGTATCGGCAAGAAAGGCAACACAAAGACCACTTACGAGTTTTACCCAAAAGACAAAGAAGCGGCTGAGTTGCCTGAAATCCCAGAGATTCTGGGTAAGAAATCATGGTTCGTACTTGACCTGACAGCGGAGGAAATGATTCAAGCGAAGAATGGACAATTCACTTTGAAGAATGACACTCCTGCCGAGCCTCAAGGGGAAACACCATCGACGTTCTAAGGATAAAAGGGGACAAGTCTTAACGGCTTGTTCCTTTTTTATGCTTGCAATACTATATACGTTCGTGTATAATCGGTATCATAAGACGAACACAGGAGGTACGAAATGCCATACACGTACACTGAGCAAGACATATTGTATTTACTTGAGACACATGACTTCGCCGTAAAAAGAGCGATAAAGACTCTAAATGACAAATCAGCCTTCCTTGCACCAGATAGAAACTTCGGGGAATCCTTGGCTACACAACTTCAGTTTGGACGAAACTTGACTCCACCACAAATGAAAACGGGAAGAAGACTTGTGAAGAAGTACTCCCGCTACCTTATGACTTTAGCTAATACAGAGAATGTCCGCGTACCAGTACCCCAATAGGAGGAATTGAGATGACCTACTGTATCGAGTGTAAGTGTATAGATTGTAAGAAACCCTCTGTAGTGCTTAAAACGGGATGGCACGTAATAAAAAACGTCAAATACTCAGCCTCCCTACACAAATAAAGCCGAAAGGCTTTTTTTCTTGTTCAGAATATCTTGCTGAAACGATTATGTTCTATTGACTAATCACGGAGGTGGATATCTTGACGAGAAATTTAGCGATGTCATTCGATAGAGCAACAACGAACCTATCTGACATTACTGCAAGATTGGCGAACAAAAAGGAATGTCAGGTGCAAACAACCAGAGTACGTAACAAGATCACAATGGCGATAGATAAAGCGTGGGAAATGCTCAGGAAAGGTGATCTCAAAGCCGAAGGTAATCTCGAAACAATCACGACTGAGAATCGACTAAAAGAGTACATGGAAGCCATCGAACGAGAAGGAGAATACGTACTCGACTTAGAGACTACGGGACTTGATGTGTTCAATGACATCATCGTCGGCGTATGCCTCTACGTAAAAGGACAGCCTTCTGCATATGTGCCTATCAATCATACTGATATGGCTAATAATCGACTCTCGGGGCAACTGGACGAGGCTACGGTGATTAGAGTCATGAAACCTATAGTCACCAACAAAAGAATCAAGACCAAGACGCATAACGGAAAATTCGATGGAAAAATGCACTTCTTGAATTGGGGAGTTAAGATAGCAAACTTCTTCTGGGATACATTGGTTGGCGCCCATGTGTTGGATGAAAATGAACCACATGGACTCAAGTATCTCTATAATAAGTACGTAGCGAAAGGGAAAGGAAATGACTTCGATTACGGAGATTACTTCGATGGAATCCCATTCAACTACATTCCGATTGAGATCGCTACAATCTACGGGGCGAACGATGGATACAAAACAGACGCCCTCGTAGAGTTCCAACGACAATTCCTCAAGGCTGATCACGCACGAGAAGACTTCAGAAAGCTATATCACGTGTTCAGGGACATTGAGATGCCACTCATACCAGTTCTTATAAACATCGAAACGCGAGGCATTCAGATTCGACCTGATTACGCCAAGGAATTAGAAGGTGAGATGCAAGCAGACCTTGCCCGTACAGAATGGGAAATGGACGCAACATTGGACGAGATAAAGGAAAGCATTCTGGAGAATGAATTGCTGAATCGTCTAACGAAAGGTACAGGGAAGATTAACTTCAACGCACCCGCTCAGCTTGCCGCACTGTTCTATGATGTAATGAAGATACCTGCACCGAGTCGCAAAAAGCCGAGAGGTACAGGTCGAAAAGAGATTGGTATCCTGAAAGAGAAAGTAAAGAATGAGACGCTACTCGACTTCTTTGACCTACTGTTAGAGTATAAGACATTGGCGAAGTTGCTTAGTGGATTCGTTATCGCACTCCCTAACAAAGTAGAGCCGAGAACACAGGCAATTCATACAGAGTTTAATCAATCTGGTACGGTAACATCTCGATTTAGTTCAACCAATCCGAACCTGCAAAACATTCCTGCAAGAGAAAAGCGCATTCGTAAGATGTTCAGGGCGCGGGAAGGGTATAAGCTAATCGGAAGTGACTTCTCACAGATTGAGCCAAGGGTGCTGTCATTCATTACGATGAATATGTTCCAAGGTACTGAAATGTGGGACGCATATATGAACGGGGAAGACTTGTACGCAATGATGGCATCCAAGATTTACAGCGTTCCTGCCGAGGAATGTGTGGAGGCATTCGGGGCTGAAGGTAAGCTAAGACGTGACTCTGTTAAGTCAGTACTCTTGGGAATCATGTATGAGCGTTCTGCGGGCGATATCGCGGCACAATTTGGTAAACCTGCTAAATGGGGCGAGGAAGTTGTAGACCTGTTCAAGAAGGCATTCCCGAAAGTCGAGATGGTACGTAAGTACTTCATCCACCATGCCGAAACAAAAGGATATGCTTACACAGTAGATGGTCGTAAACGTAGACTTCCCGATATGATGAAGAGTAAGAAGTCGTGGGAATATACAGTGGCATTCCGTCAAGTTCTTAACTCAGTCGTACAAGGTACGGCTGGAGACTTGTTAAAGAAAGCTATGATTAGAATCGGACAAGATGAAAGACTTCAAGAATTAGACGCTCACCTTCTGCTCACAATCCACGATGAGCTAATCATGGAATGTCCAGATGAACATGTATACGAAGCAGGAACAATAATGTCAGAGCATATGAAAGCTGTAGGAAGAGAGACTCTTGGTGGACTTCTGATGAAATGCGATTTGGAGGTCATGGATGTCTGGTACGGTGCTAACGTAGCGGAGGCGTACGGGCTATGATCTGGAAACCTATTGCTTACTATGAAGATTAGGGCATGTAAGTAACATTAAGTTAGGTAAACGATGGGCACATATAACACAGAGAACCTGAAAGGGTTCTTTTTTTTCTTGGTTTAAGAATTAAAACGTACCAGATTATGTTTACACGAAAGCAAATAACACTAAGGAGACTGAATAAAAAATGAGACATAATTTTAATGGAGATGTTCGAGAGGTAATAACTAATCACGTAAGTAGAACAAGAGATTATCATCAGAAGTTAGAGGCAGTTGGAGTCGATGAAATTACTGAAATGCTTCCTTTTGGAGACGAGTTGATTTACTTGTTAGTGGGTTTGAAGCCCGATAAAGAAGGAGAAGAGTTTTTTGAGTCTCATGCTTCAACGATTATTTATGATCATAGATTTAAACCTGAAGAAGTATACGACAAACTTATTCAGCTAAAGGAATTACAGGAAGTGCAGGACGTAGATAACGATTTGACCGCATATCATAAATTTATGGACATTCTTATCGAATATGGAATATTTTCAAAACATGAAACTAACGGAGAGGTGTGGTACAGATATGAGTAATGTAAGAGAAAATGTTGAGAACCTAATGGACAGATTTCCCGATACACGAAGCGATGACAGACTTCTGATCATGATGTACTGGACGCACAAGGATGGTATTAAAGTGTCTGATAGCATGGTCAATGTATGGGACGTAATTCGCAATACAACCTCTGCTGAATCAATTACCCGCGCAAGACGATTGGTGCAAAAAGAAGGTCTGTATCCTGCAACACCTGAAGTACAAGCAGAACGTAAAGGAAAAGCCGCGAAGATGAAAGGTCTTACGCTTGGAGGTCAAGTCATCTAATGAAAAGAGTAAAATTATTTCTAAAAAGCGGAAATATAATGGAGTTTACATGTAAAGATATTACAGTAAGGACAGATAGTTTCGGAGATGTACAAGGTCTTGAAGTGACTGATTCTGATGTTAACTATTTGGTCGTAAAGATTTCACAGATCGAAGGTGTTCTTGTATGGCAATAAAGAACCTTCATGCTCTGTTAAATGATATGAAAGATAAACCAGATGATAGCTTCGAGCAAGCGTTTCTGAAAGAATACAATGATGCACTCTGGAAGAATGAAAACGAGAACAGACAGCAATATCCAAGTGATCTGTTCAGACCGAGTTCTGTAGGTGCTTGTATGAGAAATATGTTCTTCATGCGTAAAGGTCTGCAAGAGGATTTACCAGACTTCAACGATGAGTGGACGTATAACATCATTGGGATTACCGATAATGGTACTGATAGACATGAACGTATCCAACGTACCGTGGCGAAGATGAAGAACCTTAAAACTCTCGACGTAGAGGAAATCGTCAAGGAAGCTAACCAAAAAGGAATCAATACCATCTTCAAAGGGTGGAACGAGGATCGAACTGAAGCAAGATGCGTCAACTATGATCTGAGAATCAGCTTTCAATGTGACGGAGTGTTCATCTTCAACGGTAAAGAGTGCTTGCTTGAGATTAAAACAGCTTCTATGTTCAAATACAAGAAGCTGACAGAACCATTGATGGAGCATCAGATTCAGGCGACTTGTTACGGTATGGGATTGGGTATTGATTACATACTGTTCTTCTATGAAGATCGTAACTTCCTTCAGCATAAGCCGTTTCTATGGAAGATTCCTCAGGAGTTGAAAGACTATGTAACATCTCGGACTGAGAAAGCAGAATGGTTCGTACAGAATGACGTTGTTCCACCTGCTGAACGAGATAAGTGTATGTATTGTAAACACAAAACAAAATGCGAAGCATTTGCAGATGAAGGGATGATGCTGTATGAATGAGTCATACGGAGCAGTAAAGAAATCAAATGGTGAGTTCTTTGTAGGTAAAGGCGGTACAGCCACAGGATACCCGAAGTTAGGAAATCTTAAACTGGCTATGTCGCATAAAGGATCAAAGAAAGAGAATTACCTATTTTTCAAGATGACTACTGATGTAGAAAAAGGAATTACAATTGAATGGCTTGAAATGTAGGGGGCTGAAAAGCCCTCTTTTTTCTTGTACTAATATGTGGACTGGTCTGCATAGTATGGACTAAGTACAAGCGACGAGGAGGGCGTTAGATGGCGCGTAAATATGCCGATGACTATTTAGTCAAACTAACCGACGAAGAGGCTGAGGACATGGAATATGAAGCCCTGAAGAAGGGTGTGCCGATCGGGTTCTGGGACAGTAGAGGAATGAAGCGGGTAAGAGTAAGTAAGCCTAAAAAAGAGTATGCTCCGTTGGTATGGGTGATCGTAGGGTTCTTGTTTTTGAAGTGGCTTCAAATTTGGGCTTGACTCATTATACTGGAAGGTGTATAGTAAGTACATAAACAAACGGAGGTGCTGAAAATGACAGGAACATTGGTAGGATTCAGATCAAACGGGACGGTAATCGCTCAATTCAAGATGGGTAAAGAGCAAGGGGACAACATGGTTACGCAACTAAGTTCCAGTTTGATAGCCGCATGGTATAACGAAGATGGAATGATGATGAGAATGGGTGGGCAGAATTGCCATCTGGTCGTACCTACGAGGTTGTCTGAAGTTAACGCGGGACTTACCGTATGAATACATACCTACTTATCGCACTTATCCCAATTATATTCATATGCGTCATGAGCGCAGGAAGGAGATAAAAACAGTGAATTGTTGGAATTGTGATGAGGAATTAAAAGATGGTATTTGCCCAAACGGTTGTATGCACGAAGAAGATGATGAGGAGATAGAAAAATGTTAAACAATAAAGATCACATTGGTTGGTTGGAGAAGGAAATCGGAGAGTTTGATGTGATATTCGTTAACGAAGAACTGGAGAATGTCATGGTTGCTGACATGAACGGAATAGCTTACGAGGTTTACCAAGTTAACGGCGAACTTAGATACAACAAAGCATAGGAGGTAGCGAGAATGTTCCCAATGACCGCAAGCAACCAAATAACAGAAGAGTATTATTTCGTACTGATCGGGCAAATCAATAGAGGCACGTGTTCGCTAAAGGTAGGAAAAAGATTGTTGCAGAATGGAAGATATTCATATCACTTAATATCAGTCAAGTAAGCCCTTCGGGGCTTTTTTTATTTGTCCTGATGGTTTAATTTACACATCTGCTGAGATTACATTTATCTGAAAGCAGGTGAGCAAGTGGTAAACGTGGGAAAAGCGTTCGAGAAAGCCTTTGCAAACTCTGTTCCTGAATCAGCGTTTATTCTACGTCTTAGAGATATGGGCGGGAAGTACAAGAAGTTGGTCAACGTGAAGAACATCTGTGACTACATATTGTACCGTTACCCGACACTCTTTCTCCTTGAGTTGAAAACGACGAAAGGAAAGTCAATGCCCTTCGATAATCTAAAGGTTCATCAAGTGGCAGGACTTTACGTAGCGAACAAGAAACGCGGGATCAAAGGAGGATTCGTTTTCAACTTCCGTGACCTGAATGAGACGTACTATCTCTCAGCAGGTGACGTTGCCGCATTCGTTCAAGAAGGTAGCAGAAAATCCTTCCCTATCGAATGGTGCAGGAAGATGGGATATCGAATCGAACAGACGAAAGTGAGAACGACATGGAAGTACAATATTGATCTATTCTTAGACACGATTTAGGAGGTTGTAAGGTTGAACGAGAAACTAACCGCGATCTATAACGAGGTCAAACAGGAGAGTTCTGTTACGAATCAGATGATGGATAACATCGTCGATTATTATTCCAAAGAGTTAGATGATCTCATTGACCGCATGTATGAGTTTATCAAAGACTTGAAAGCGGGACGCATTGACGATTACTCTGATCAACAATTGGAGATGGACATCTTAGAGATTCCTATTCTCATGTACAGAGCAGGTAGAGAACTGGCTAAACTCGGGGGCGAGTCTGATATGAGTAGATCAAAGAAACTTGAGATATTCAATCGTGCATTAGCTTCAGCGGGAACAGTACAGGAGAAAAAGTCTCGTGCTGAACGTCTATCGATGGAACATCAGATTGTAGAGGATGTATTGAAGAGGGCATACGATCAACTGAAAATGAAGATCGAAAAGGCTGACTCTGTTTACTCAGCATTGAAGAAAGTATATTCCAAGCGCATGTTGGAACTTGAAGTATTCCGCAAGGAATTAAAAGGCGCAAATTTCACATCTATGAATAGGAGCAATGACGATGACAACTGATCTGAATAACATCCCTAAGTATGACTTTAATAAGAAACTGGAGTTCTCTTTCCAACACAATGAAGAGACACTTAAAATCTACTCTGTAGAACCGCAAGCTACTCTAATCGGAGTTACGAAGCCCGTAGGTTATCTTGACGGATATCCGATGGATGCAATTCTGGTGAAAGCGTTTGAGAAGAACTACAAGACACCCGCAAAGCCTAAAGTGGTAGAGACATATGGATTCGAACAGAAACATGGTGAGCCTCTTGAGTTAGTAGGATTCCAGTACGAGTGCATCTTTGACCGCGCAACGGAAGCTGAGATGAATCGTTACCGACACAACTCCAAGAACTACGAATCTGGTCGTTATGTGAACTATCTTAAGCATGGTCTTACGATTGTATTTCCAGATGATTGTGTAACAGCTACGGACAAATGGGACTTCATCCAGTTCGTTGTCGTGCCTGACTTTAGGAAGTATTGTGATGTGATCAAAGCGGGAGGAAAGAAACAGGCGGCACGTAGACGATTAGGTTTCTATACAGCAGTAGAGAGCGTTTTTTCTATCAATCTTCGCTCCCTTGTACATATGGGTACACAACGTAGTGCGAAGTATTCCCCGAACGGTCGGGAAGCAGAGCCGCAAATCAGTACAGTAGTTACGCAGATGCTTGAATCTATCGAGCCTCATCTCCCAGTGTTCTACAATACAGTAATCGAACAATTGAAAGCGGGGTATCGCTAAGATGGCTGACATTCGTGAAATTGCCGAAGCATTAAACAAGAAATTCAAGAAGAATATTGTACAGGTGGGTACGAAGATCGAGAAGAGGGTTATGATTCCCTTTTCTTCTCCCATGATGAACTATATGACACGCGGAGGAGTCGCAAAAGGTAAAGTATCTGAGTTCTTCGGTTCAGAGGGTAGTGGTAAGACAACTACTGCCCTTGATGCCATCTCAAACTACCAGAAGGTATATCCCGAGGATTACGTCCTTTACCTTGATGCTGAGAATACACTCGATGAAGAATGGGGAACACGTCTCGGAGTCAATTGGGAGATGGTTATTCTCATCAAGCCTGAACAAGAGTACGCTGAAACTCTGTTGGACATGGTTCTTGATGCCATCCGTACAGGTCAAGTTGGTCTGGTAGTCATCGATAGTATCCCTTTCCTGCATCCGAAACAAGCAACTGAGGGGACATTAGAGGATAAAACGTATGCAGGTAACTCCGCTGTAATGACGCAGTTCGCCACGAAGGTTGTTCCTGCTTGTAACAAGTTTGGAACGACTCTGATCGGTATTAATCAGCTTCGGGACAAGATCGGAAGTACATATGTCGCCTATAATACTCCAGGGGGTAGAATGTGGAAACATGCTTGTTCCCAAAGATTCATGTTCTCTAAAGGAAAGCTATTGGATCACAATAACAAGGAGCAAGCTAACAACTTCGAGAACCCTTCCGCTCACACGGTCAACGTGAAGTATGAGAAGAACAAGGTGACGAAGAATGACCGTCGATTCACTGGCTACACTCTCAACTATGCAGAAGGTGTCGACGTTCTGAATGATACTATTGAACTTGGACTATTCCTTGAGGTCATCCGTCAAGGAGGCGCGTGGTATTACGTCGAGGACAGCGAAGGAACCGAGCATAAGTTCCAAGGTATGGCTAAGCTACTTGATTGGCTTAGAAGCGATTCTGAGGAGTTTGGTAGCCTACAAGATCGTGTCCTTGAGTTAGCTGTATCATAGATGGAATGGTCGGGGAGAAATCTCCGACTTTTTTATACAGGCTATTGCAATACTATACAGGTTCTGATATAGTAATAGGTGTAAGGACAAACTACATAAACGAAAGAGGCTGAGACAATGGCTACAACATTGGAACTAACCGAATCAACACGCGGAGCAGGAGTTCAAACTTCTGGATACCAACAAAACTACGCAAAGGTCTTCAGACACATTCACCCTGAAACGATTGCCGCAACTATTGAGTTGAAAAAAGCAGGAGTCTGGAAACGTGACGTTGACGTGACGGATAAAGCTATCGCAATGGGAATCTGGATCAATAAAGTATCAGCAATCTACGGCATTGAACCACCTAAATTTTACTTCGTGCAAGATCAAACAGAATATGCCCGTACTGGTGGAGGTTGCTACTTCCCTACACTACACGAGGCTTACGTGTTTCAAAAGCCTTCCATCATGACGCTTCTGCATGAGTTCAGACATGCTGTTCAGACCAAGAAGCCTGACATGCCCATGCACCGTAATGAAGCCGAAGAGGACGCAAGAGCATGGTCACACAGCGTATTCAAGAAGTCCCTGCCTGTAAGCTATAGAAGGGCAATGGAACGTGGACTTTTCCATCACAGCTAAGATGATAAGATATGTACATACTAAATTCAGTGTACGATGCTCTGGATGTGATACAAAGACGTTTAGAGTTCTATTGATTGGTAGCGAAGAAGTTAGAGTTTGTGGAATATGTGTATGTGATTTATTCTTAAAAAGTCAGGAAGAGTTAAATAAGGATACCGAGGGCAAATAGCCTTCGGTTTTTTGTCTGTTTGCGCTTGCAACGGAAGGTTATCTGTTGTAGAATTACCATTAAGAGGTAAAATACAAAGGAGGTAAGTTTATGAATCTGGAACAGTTCTTGGTTTGGGCAACGGTCTGCAAGGAACTTCATATAGTGTTAAGCACAATTATGGTATTAGGTCTATATGTACTATGGCAGACTTACAACAAACAGAAATTCCTATTCATGAGCGGATTCTTCTTCTGTATTCTCGTAATTGATTCATTCAAACTATATACGCTAAATTAGATAAGCCGAAAGGCTTATTTTTTTTTGTCTGAAGGGCTTGTAATACTATATAGGTTTGTGTATAATGAGGACAAGAGGTAAGCAAGGAGGACACAAAAATGGGATGGCTTGATCATCTGTTCAATGCGCCGAAGGAGATAAATGGGAAAAAGAAAGCTAAACCCATGAAGGAGAAAATACTCCCTAAACCACGGCACGAAGCACCAACAAAGAAAACTACCAAAAAAGAGGAGATTAAAGACATGTTATACTTCGCCTACGGTTCCAATTTAGACCCTGAGAGAATGAAAGAGCGTTGCCCTTCCGCACAAGTGATCGGAAGTGGAGCACTCGGCGGCTACAGATTGACGTTCACTGAGAATAACGCAGGTAAGATCGTAGCTAACATCGAGGAGCATGAAGGTTCACAAGTCTGGGGAACTATTTTTCACATTGAAGAAGCTGACCGTAAGGTTCTCGATAAATGCGAAGGACATCCGAATGTGTACGAAAGAACGCCAATCACTCTGAAGTTTCGAAATGAACCGCTGAAAGTACAGACTTACATAATGCCCGCGTTCATCAAAAACAAGAAAACGGTGGAAGTGAAGAAAGGGTTCTACACGGATGGATATGAAAAAGTTAGACGAGGATACGGAGTACCTGAAGAAGGTTATCTGGAGTATATTATCAGAGGATACAAGCATTTCAGATTTGACTTGGCTGTCTTGCAAGAATCCCTCAAGTATAGCATGGACGCTACACCTCAAGCTGAGATTAAGCCAAAGGAAGAAAAAGTTACAGAAGTTATCAATACCGCTTCTACTAAACGAAAATTCATAGGTAAGGGTAGTACAGGAAAACATCTGGTGTTCGTTTACGGCACACTGAAGAAGGGGTATCACAATCATAGGCTTCTTGAAGGCTCCACGTTCGTTGAGAACGCTTGGATTGAAGGGGAGATATATGATTTACCATTCGGATTCCCTGCCGTTAAAAAGGGCGAGGGCGAGGTTAGAGGGGAAATATACGAGGTAGATGCTATAACGAAGGACAGACTTGACGGTCTGGAAAGCTACGACGAGCGGCGAGACGAGGGGATGTACCTGAGACGTCCAACTATTGCTCACTCAATCAAAGCTGACTACGCTGTAGAATACTACCTATGGAATCGACCTATACCTGACGGTGCAGTACTACTGGAAAGTGGAGAACCTTGGAAACCTAAAATGTTCAAGCGTGAAGCAAAGTAAACAACTAACCTATTAGCGAGAAATCGTTAGTAGGTTTTTTCTTTGTCTACAGGCGGGACGCTTAGATAATTATTATATTTACGAAGTAAATATTAATTATCTATATTATTCTTATAGAAGGCGCAAATTTGTACCTGCCTACCTTCTTAGTTTAGGTTTCACTGGGTAAAGGATTATCTTTACTTAGTAACCTAAACAGGAGGCATTGAACATGAAGAACACAACACAAGCATCCAATAAGCATGAGAAGCGAGTAGCGAAGAGTCTCGGGGAACGGCAGGTCACTGGTGGTGGTAGAGGTGATTTTGCTAAAGGGGACGTATTCGGTACTCTTTTTATCGAGTGCAAGACGCAGATGACAGCTAAAGCATCCATGACAGTGAAAGAGGAATGGTTCAAGAAAGCAAAGGAGCAAGCTTTCCAAATGCGTAGGCAAGATTCTGCGGTATCATTCAGCTTCGACAATCAAAAAGACTTCTACGCAGTAGACGAACGGCTCTTTGAGCAAATGTACCGCGCATACAAAGCGGTTAATGAGTTGACAGAGTTCGTTTCGGGAAATCCTCGGATGTTTGATTCTGAAGATATGGAAGCACTCAGACATGTACTGGAGAAAAACGGATGCTTATAGTATTCGATACAAAGACATTCAATGTTCTCAGGTTCATTCGTAAGCTACCATTCGAGACACATCGTCTCAGCCCTCTGCTGACCATTTCAGACCCGTTTGTACTCGTAACTTATACATGTGGCTTCGGAGAAGTTCCGAGCGTTACACAGGCGTTTATGCACGACTACGATCATAGGCGGTTAATACGAGGGGTAGCGGTTAGCGGGAATAGGAATTGGGGAGAAAACTTCGGTAAAGCAGGGGACACCTTATCAGCAATGTACGGTGTTCCCTTGATCCATAAATTTGAACTATCTGGACAACAGTCCGATGTAAATACATTCATTGAGGGAGTGAGAAATCTTGAAGTTTATTGAGTCAAACAACGAGATCACAAAGAAGGTTAACGGATTCTACAACCTTGAGGCAGACAAAGTAGCTATCGCAGAATATCTGGCATACGTAGAGGAGAATACGGAGAAGTTTGGTTCTGTTACAGGTCGTATCAAGAACCTTATTGATAACGATTTCTACTATGACGTTTACGAGGAGTATTCAGAGAAGGAAGTTAAAGAAGTAACATCTCTGGTAAGAAGCGTACCGTTTGAGTTCCAATCATTCATGGCAGTAAGCAAGTATTTCGAGGACTACAGCCTAAAGTCAAATGATAAGAAGAAATATTTGGAGACGTACCAAGACCGTATCGTCATCACGTCCTTATTCCTTGGAGCAGGAGATTCAAACAAGGCTAAAGACTTCGCAACGGCAATGATTGAGCAAAGATATCAACCTGCAACACCTACCTTCCTGAACAGCGGCAAGAAGCGCAGAGGTGAACTTGTCTCGTGCTTCCTGATCGAGATGGATGATAGCCTTAATTCAATCCTCTTTAATGTCGGCGTAGCAGGTCAGTTGTCTAAAATCGGTGGGGGCGTAGCAATTAACCTTTCTAAGTTGCGGGCGAGGACTGAAGCCATTCTCGACATCGAGAACGCGGCATCTGGTATCATGCCTGTACTGAAATTGTTAGAGGACATCTTCTCCTATGTGAATCAGCTTGGTCAACGTAAGGGAGCGGGAGCGGCGTACTTGAATATCTTCCATGCCGATAGACTTGAGTTCCTTGATACGAAGAAAATCAACGCTGATGAGAAAAGTAGACTTCAATCGTTGTCAATCGGCTTGACCGTTCCGCACAAGTTCATGGAGTTAGCTGAGAAGAATGAGTTTGGTTATGCGTTCTATCCTTACACAGTCTATAAGGAATACGGCGTTCACTTGGATGACATGAACATGAGCGAAATGTATGACGAACTGGTAGCCAATCCGCGAGTGAAGAAGAAAAAGGACATCTCAGCGAGAGACCTACTGACTCAGATTGCTATTACACAGATCGAATCTGGATACCCGTATCTGATTTACATCGATACAGCTAACAGACGACACGCCTTGAAGAAACTTGGAAAGATTAAAATGTCCAACTTGTGTACAGAAATCTTCCAGTTACAAGAAACATCGCTTATCACCGACTACGGCAAAGACGATGTGATCTACAGGGACATTAGCTGTAATCTTGGTTCGATCAATATCGTTAACGCGATGGAGAGAAAGAACATTCGCGGAACCGTTCATACGGGAATGAGAGCATTAACAGTTGTGAGCAAAAAATCAGACGTTGCAAATGCTCCGTCAATCGCTAAGGCTAATCGAGAATTACATAGCGTAGGACTCGGATACATGAATCTTCACGGCTACCTTGCCAAGAATAAAATTCATTACGGATCACCTGAAGCTATCGAGTTCTTAACAGTATGGGCGGCAATGGTCAACTATTACTCCATTGAAGCATCCATGCACATCTCTTTAGAGGAAGAGGAAACCTTCTTAGGATTCGAGGAGAGCGACTACTACTCTGGTGAATACTTCGACCAATATCTGACGAACGATTACAGCCCTAAAATGGAAAGAGTCAAAGAGTTGTTCGATGGAATCTATATACCTACAAAGTCAGATTGGGAATGGTTGAAATTATCTGTTCGTGAAAATGGTCTGTACCATGCTTACCGCTTAGCTATCGCACCAACACAATCTATCAGCTACGTACAGAACAGTACACAATCTATCATGCCGATTACCAAAGTCATCGAAGACCGCGGATACGGTAACAGTACAACTTACTATCCTATGCCTTACTTGTCTCCTGAGACTGAAGAGTATTACGTTTCCGCTTACGAGATCAGTCAATACAAAGTAATCGACATGGTTGCGGCGGCACAGGATCACATTGATCAAGGAATCTCATGTACTCTTCATGTGTATGATGACACTCCTACAAATGAATTAGCCCGACTGTTTGTATATGCTTGGAAAAAAGGACTTAAGTCTTTGTACTACGTTAGACCGCGGGACAGACAGAACTTAGATGCAATCATCGAAGAAGAGTTTTGCGAAACATGCACGATCTAAAGGAGGATATAGGAATGACGGTAAGATATGACGCGGTAGATTGGAACGAGCAGATAGATGGGTATACGCAGGACTTTTGGAATCAGAACACGACTCAGTTTTGGTTGGAGAAAGAGTTTCCTGTAACTGAAGACAAGAACACATGGAACAACGATCTGAACGATGCGCAACGCTTCACCTATGTACATGCACTTGCAGGACTAACCTTCCTTGACACACGTCAGGGAGGGGAGGGAATGCCGCTGATCGGATTGCATGTGCATGATTTACAGCAGAAAGCAGTCATCTCCTTCATGGGTGCAATGGAACAAGTACATGCGAAGAGTTATAGTACGATCTTCACTACACTGATTCCGCGGAGCGAGGAGCGTCAAGCACTCTTCAAATGGGTAGAGACTAACAAGCATCTGAAATACAAAGCAGATGTGATTGTAGGTAAGTACCTGAAACTATTCAACCCGAACGCCTCTGAAGAGGAAATCTTCATGGCGATGGTAGCAAGTGTACTTCTTGAATCATTCCTCTTTTACAGCGGATTCTTTTACCCTCTGTACCTGAAGGGGCAAGGCAAGATGACGAAAAGCGGAGAAATCATTGATTTGATCCTACGTGACGAGGCAATCCACGGAGCATATATTGGTCTATTGGCTTATGAGAAGTTCCAAAGATTCGATGCGGCTACTCAGGTGAGATTGCAAATGGAAGTATACGACATGGTAGAAGGTCTGTACCAAAATGAAGTTGCCTACTCTCAAGAGGTATACGGCAGTATCGGGATGGTTGATCAGGTCGAGAAGTTCCTTAGATACAACGCTAATAAAGCATTGCAGAACTTCGGATTCGAACCATACTTCGAAGAGGAACAAATCAACTCTATCGTAGAAAATGGTATCAAGATCGGCACGAAGATTCATGACTTCTTCAGCCTAAAGGGTAACGGCTATAAGAAGGCGATTGTAGCACCAATTACTGATGATGATTTTGTATTCGATATTGCTTAAAAACAAGGCTTAGAAGGGCGTACAAAACCTTTCTAAGCCTTTTTTTATTTGTAGGTTTAGAAACCGCTTCCCACGCGATTATGTTTATTCGAAAACCAATTTAAGGGGGAACGGCAATGAGTGAAACTTGCGAAATCTTGTTGGAGTTATTGCAAGATCAAGTAGGCAAGGAGAACGCGGTCAAGAGCAAACAGCTTGAGATTCTGTTCAGCATGAAAGGCGCAACAATCAGAGGACTAATCAACACTCTTCGCAGACATGGTAATCCAATCTGTAGTGGTAGAGAAGGTTACTGGTTTGCAAGTTCCATTGAAGAAGTTGAGAAGACGAAAGAGCATTTACAAGGGCGAATGTTCGGACTAAAGGGTGCATTAAAGGGGCTTGAGATGTACGTATCTCAGCAACGTGAGAAAGAACTCAGGGAAATGGTCAAGAATAGGCAGTTGGAGTTAACAGATTACGGTATTATCTAAGGTTGTTTCTGTAGTTGCTACACTTGCCTTACTGTTAGGGTGCTTCATTAAAGAAGAAACACCTGTCATGGAAGCAAAGGTGACATCTACAGAGAAAATACCTGTTATAACAGTACAGTTTGTATCGGCTAAATTCGACACAAAACCCGAACAGCCGAAAAAAGAAGAAAAGCCTTATCAACGAGATATTGACCTGAGTACAGAGTTGCAAAAATTCACGTATGAGCAAGCCCTAAACAGCAAAGTCCCTTATGACATGGTGTTAGCGGTCATGGAGAAAGAAAGTCACTTCGACCCGAAAGCCCGAAACGTAAACAAAAATGGTTCCGTAGATGTAGGCATCATGCAGATCAACTCAGGAAACCATGCAGGTCTACGCAAAGCATTAGGATCACTGGACTTTACCAATCCAGAGGATAGCATTAGAGCAGGAGTATACATACTGTCGAACCTCTATAGGAAGTACGACGACGAGACAACAATTCTAATGGCTTACAACATGGGTGAAGGTGGTATGCGTTCGGCTAAGAGAAACGGAATCTATTCAACTCAGTATTCCAGAGCCGTACTAAACTACAAAAAACAAATTGGAGGATGAACAATGTTTAAGACAACCCATGAAAGACGAGTTAACAAGGCTATGAAGAAGGTAACAAAAGCACTCGGTACATTCCAGAAAGCTCATGACGATCTGGAAGCGGCAAATGCTGAACTTACAAAGATCAATGACACGGCAGAGCAAGAGATTCTGTATCATGCTACTCATGCCAAACTTGCCAAAGCTGACATGGAACGCAACAAGAAACTACAAGACAAGCTGAAGGAGTTTATGTAATGCTTACGATTCCAGTATTGTACAAAGATTCAGGAGTACCAGAACTTGAACATTTCGGAGGTAAAAGTCGTTCGAACTGGGTAGATGTCAGAGCGTGTCGTATAGAAGTCAACGGTGTCCCTATACCTTTCCTATCTGGTACTTTAGTCACGGGTTACAAGCCTGTAGATGGTACTAATTACTTTGAAGAGATCGTGAAAGATATCTATGGAGTTGGTTATCACGCGGGAGATGAAGTAAAGGTCTACTTAGGTTTCGCTATGGAGTTACCCGAAGGGTACGAGGCGTATGTTCTCCCACGAGGTTCAACCTATAAGAACTTCGGACTCATCCAAGTGAACAGCAAAGGGATCATTGATACATCCTTCAGCGGAGATAATGACGAATGGTTCGTTAGCTACTACGCATTAAAGGACGGTATCATCGAGCAGTACGATAGAGTAGGTCAGATGCGGGTAGAGGAAGTAATGCCTAACGTAATGTTCACAGCAGTAAACACACTGGGTAATCCAGATCGAGGCGGTCACGGTAGCACAGGAACAAAGTAAAAAGCGCGGGAGGTGAAAGCCCTCCCTAATCTATTATCTTATGGAGGCAAAGCAAATGCATAACTACGAAAATTACGTCTGTAAACAGACTTTAACCTTTATACAGAAAAATGCAGATTACGGTAATTCCGTACAAAAAGGTTTGGATAAACACGGTAAAGTATATTTCCTGATTCAAGCAGAGAACAAGGTGAATAGACTCACAAAACTCCTGAAGAAAGGCAACATGGTAAAGACGGAGAGTATCGAGGATACGATTGATGACCTTGTTAATTACACGGTTATGTATTATATCTGGGAAGCAAAGGAAGCAATCTGTTTACAGCTATTCGTTGAGAACCTGATCGATCTGGTTAAGAGTCCAATCTACATGATTGATAAGTTAAGTAGAGAGAAGGTTATTGAAGGGCAATACGAAGAGGTAGCAAAATACATCGTAGATTACATTGAGAGAAAGGTAGGAGAGGGCGATGGGAGCGGTACAGCGCGAGACGTATAACATCAAGCTAATGAAGTTAGCCGATTACCAAAAGGTAACGGCTCTCAAGAACATTATCATCAACATGAAATTACTGGAGGACTTATCTTCCCGCGGAGACGGAGTGGCTATGGCTATCATGGTAGACCTAAAGCTGATCCTTGGATACTACGGGATGGAGAAGACTATGCTCTCTACAGAGCAAGTCATCGCTCTACGGATGAATCTGATCGAGGGGTACACGCAGTTTGAAGTAGCTGAGACATTGAATGTATCCCAGAGAACTATTTCCAATAGAGTCAAGGAAGGTCTGAAAGTGGCGAAGAAGCAATTATTAGGGGGAGTATTTGATGTATGCCAAGAGGTTGAGGGATGAGGAGTTAGACCAAAGAACAGATGACTGGTTGCGCGAGAATGATGATTACTATAAGAATACCGACAAATGGAAAACGAAAGCGGATTACTGCTACCTGACAGAGAAACAATTGAAGTATCGTCAGCATAAAGAGATTCCGCTTAGTAACCTATTCAAGAACAGGCTGAAGGAAGTTGAGCGTTCTAATTTAGACGTTAGTCATCTTTACGAAGCCACTTGACGCCAGATGATACATAATGTATATTAGTAGTACGGTAGTTTCACCTTTGTTCACACCTTTTTGTGTTTAAACCTTACACCTCTTGGCACTAACCTCTTCGGTTGGTGTCACTTTTTTTGTCTTGATTTTGATATCTCAAGATGTTACAATGATCTTGTTTCATAACCTTTATATTCTTCTTCTTGGTTCCTCTCGTGACGGATAACACGGCAGGGACTTTTTTTTTATTTTGTTGTTGACTTATTATATAGGTTCATGTATAATAAGATTATAAGGTTGAAGCAAACAATAAAAAAACCAAAAGGTGGAATATAAAATGACTAAATTCAAAAAAGAACAACTGGCTACGGTAACACTAAATCGCGGAGATATCTTGAGAGTAGTAACAGGACTTGAACTTGGAGCACCTTGCTTCAGAATCGAAGCTAAAGAAGCAGACAAGAAGGGCGCAAGATGGTACTTCATCGGGCAAGAATATAAACTTGAAGATTGCATAGCAGAAATGAACAGACGAGCAGGAGAATTCAACAAAAGATTCGCAACACAAGGATTTTAAGCCCAGAGGGGCTTTTTTTCTTGTCCTGCTAAAGTGGAAAGAATAACGGACATTGTAAGTGAATGAAGAAAATTGAAGCGTTTAGGAAGGAGATTGAAGAAAAATGCAAGTAAATGAACTTTCTTTGCAACTTTTGAAACCATATGAGAACAACCCGCGGGACAATGACGATGCTGTAGAACTGGTCATGAAATCCATTGAGGAGTTCGGCTTTAAGAATCCTATCATCGTAGACAAAGATATGGTGATCGTAGCAGGTCATACACGGTTCAGAGCGGCTAAGCGTCTGGGACTTGAGGTAGCACCTGTAATCGTGGCAGATGATCTGACAGAGGAACAAGTAAAGGCTTTCCGTATCATGGATAATAAAGCATCTGAGATGGCAGAGTGGAATTATCCTAAACTGATGAAAGAGATTGACGAACTGGAACTGTCTGACTATGATACAGACCTTACTGGTTTTGACATGATCGATCTGGAGAAGATCAAACTGGAGATCAACTTCGGTGACGAGGCTTTAGAAGACCCAACTCCTGACCGCGACAGTGAAGACGAGACGGAAAAGGAAGAAAAGAATTATGTCATCCAATACAATATCATCTTCAACGATGAAGCAGAGCAAGCCATTTGGCATAGCTACCTAAAAGGTCTGAAAGAGCAGTACGCCGACCGCGAGACAATTGCAGAGCGTATCATTGCTGACATCCAAGACAGAGGACTGATTGATAATGAGTGAGGAAAAAGAAGTCCAAGAGAAAGCAGTATCTAAGCTGAAGAAGTATATCGATACGGACGTTTACACTGAATCGAAGAAGCGTATTCATCACATCTTTGATACGTTCGATACCGTTGTAACTTCCTTCAGCGGCGGCAAGGATAGCCTTGTCACCCTTCATCTCATGAAAGAAGTCATGGAAGAACGAGGAATGACTGAGAAACCTAAATTCATCTTCAGGGACGAGGAGTTAATCCCTGATGATGTAGTAGAGTTCGTAGCCTCTTATCATGAAAGCGGAGAATGGGACGCTAAGTGGTTCGCGGTGCAAATGCAGAGTACAAAGTTCATCCTTGGACGCACTCACCAATACATCCAGTGGGAAACGGGGCGGGAATGGGTAAGACCTAAGCCACCTTATGCAATCACAGATGAGGGAGTAACTGTCTACACTCAATACACGATGGACGCATTTGCTACTAAGGACTACAAAGGGAAAGTTGCGGTACTAACAGGTATCCGAGCAGATGAAAGTCTGATCAGGTTCAGGGCTTCTATCAATAAGAAGAACGAGAACTATATCAATGCGACTGACGTTCTCAATGTGAAACTCTGTAAGCCTATCTTTGATTGGAGCGAAAAAGATATCTTCCGTTACTTCTACGAAAAAGATATCAAGTATTGTGTCTCCTATGATAAGCAGATGTGGAATGGTGATAGTCTACGAGTAGCCACTCCATTCATCGCAGAGTCAGCCAAAGTATTGAACAAGCTACGTACATTGTTCCCTAAGTTCTACGAGCAGATCATGACTCTGTTCCCTGAGATGACGATTCAGGAACTATATTGGAAAGAGTTTGACCGCTATGGTGTCATCTATCAGTATGAGAAGTCATGGAATGGACTTGTTAAGTTCATCGATGATACGATTGAAGATGCGAGCGAACGGAAGAAAGCTATGATTCAAGTGTTCTCTTGCCGACAAATGAAGGCGAAGCGGTACAAAGCAGGTATCCAAGGAGATAACTTCGGAGGATTTCCAGTACTGTACGTCTTCAAAAGCGTGGTAAGCGGACACTATAAACGTCAAATTCAGCCGACTCAGAATCCTACTAAGGATGAGATTGAGTACGAGAATAGTTTAGTAGGGAAGGGATACTAAATGGGTAACGTATTTGCGGAACAGAGGTTAGTTGATGACTACAATACTAAAGGGACATTCCCTAAAATACATGATGAGATTGGTACTGTCATCGCAAATTACGTGTCTGGAGTAAATGCGGTCGATCTGGGTAGCTGTACAGGGCTACTCAGTAACCGTCTTATTGAGCAATGCGACTTCATGCACGTTGTAGGTATCGAAGGGAACAAAGGGTACTATGAAAGAGCAGTACAGCATCCGCAAGTTCATTACGAGAACTTCTATATCAATTCTGAAACCATTCAACGGTTTAAGATGCTATTAACTGCACACTATATAGATACCGTAGTAGCAAGGCGAGTGTTTACAGAAATCAATGAACTTGACCCAGAAGTCATGCCATTGATTGCAGAGGCTTGTGCTACAGCCCGTATCAAAACAATCATTATTGAAGGTCGAAAGCCAGTGAAAAAGCCTACAGCGGCACTTTCCGCGGTCGAGAAGGAGTTAGTATACTTCATGGACAGCTATGATCTTGTACATACATACAAGAACTGTAGAGTATTGAGACTGAGGTGAGCGAATGAAGAGTTACAAAGGTTGGTCTCCTGCAGAACGAACAGCAATGGACAAACTGATGAAGAAGGCAATCGCGGAGGGAGAAATCCCACCTCCAACGGTATGTAATCGATGCAAACAGGACAAAGGTATCATCCAGTACCATAGTCATGATTACAGTCATCCTACGAAGTACTTAGAGCCGCTATGTTGGAGATGCCACATGATGACACATAGACGCTTCAGTAATCCTTTAGAGGTATGTGAATATTTTGAGGAAGTGTGGTTAGGGAAACAGTATCCTGCTATTCATTACCCAGACTTCTCTCAACTCAGCATTCACGGTATCCCTACATTCAGTAGCAAGAAGGAAGAGAAAGTCACGACAGCAGACATATTAAGAATGGTAAAGGGGAAGAAAACATGAATGAATATGTAACAGCAAGTCCAATCAGTAATGTAGAGTGGGTAGATGTCGAGAAACTATCTGCTAATGATTACAATCCCAATGTGGTATTTAATAAGGAATTGAAACTCCTTGAGTTCAGTATCCTTCGTAATGGTTGGATTCAACCTATTCTGGTTACTCAGGATTATGTCGTGATCGATGGCTTTCACCGCAGTTCCTTAGCCCGTACAAGCGCGAAGATCAAAGCGAAGTATAACGGCTTGGTTCCTGTAGTTGTAATGAATCTGACCGAACCAGAGCGCATGTTGCTCACAATCCGTATCAATCGGGCGAAGGGTTCTCACATCGCTATCAAAATGGCAGATATCGTGAAGACTCTGGTTAACGAGCATGAAATACCTGTTAATGAAATCGCTGAGGAGATCGGGGCAACGAAAGATGAGATTGATCTATTACTGATGGATAATGTATTCAAGGCACTTGATATTCAAAACCATAAGTACTCCAAAGCATGGTATCCGAAATGATAGAGAAATTTGCAGTATTTATGTTCACATTAGGTGTCTGGTGTACAGTACATCGATCAATCAAAAAATAAGGTTTAAGAACTGCCCTCAATCAGATTAGGTTTATGTGAAGCCTAATAAATGGTTGAGGGCTTTTTAATTTGAGGAGGTGCAAAGGTGGAGCAAGTTGTGTTGGAAGGTTGGTTGTCACTGAGCATGTTTATGGTGACATGGTTAATTTTCTTACTGGCTTACGGAATTGTAGCTTGGAAGTTGTACATTAACCGCAAGTCGAAAGAAGTATTAGATTTTCTGGTCAATTGGTTGATTGTTGGAGGCATAGCGATGATCCTCATTACATTAATTATAATGGGATTCATCTACGAACCAATACTTAAAATAATGTTGGGAGGCAGGTTTCAATGAAATCAGTAATTCTGTACACTCAGCCATCATGTTCTCCATGTGTGGCACTGAAAACGTGGTTAGAAACGAACGAAATCCCTTATGTATCGAAGAACATTCGGGAAGACGCGGGGGCATTGGAAGCGGTAAGAGCAATGGGATATCAAGCAACTCCAGTGATCGTACTTGGTGATACAGTCTCCATGCAAGGATATAATGCAGAAGTGACGCGAGTAGTAAAGACATACTGGAACACATCGGAGATCGACTAATGGACTTTGACGATCTGTTCGACTTAGAGATATTCTTTAAAGCATTTGTCTATATCATCGTTTTCGTTGTAGGTATAGCTGTAGGCTACTTAATCTGGAATTAAGAAAATAGGAGGCAATCACATCATGACAAACATCAAAGAATCATTGCAATTAGGTTTAGACTTCATTACTGGATTAGAAATGCAGGTAGGTAACTTACAAATCGCTCTCGAAGCATCTGAAGCCCATAGACGTGATCTACAGGCTCAAATCGATCACATGATCCCAACACCTGACGAATGGGAATACAAGGCTGAGAGAGTCATTTGCGGGGCTATGACGTTGGATGCTTTAGGTGTGCCGTATGTATTCGGCGGGGAAACGATCAAAGGCATGGATTGTTCAGGATTCACACAATTCCTATACAAGCATATGGCAGATGTAAAACTCCCACGAGTAAGTAAAGATCAAGCCAAGTTCGGGGAAGAAGTGGACAAGGACAATATCAGCACATGGAGACGTGGAGACTTAGTATTCTACGACTACTCAGGAGATGGGACAGTAGACCATGTGGGTATCTATATCGGTGATGGTAACATGATACACACAAACACACCTGCAACGGGAGTCAATATCAAATCAGTAGCATCAAGCGCGATGACAGGAGTTAGACGCGTACTATAAAAGCGGAGGTAAGGTTATGCACTTAAAGGATAAATTCTATGCAGTACACAAGGATGATCAAGACTGTGTCTACACGATTACGAAAAAGAAGGAAGATCAATATGTAGTTTCGTGGGGAGCGCATGGGAGATATGAATCAGGACAGATGAAATACTCTAAAGAAGAAATCATCCGTAACATTACAAAGTACTGGATAGAAACAAATGAAAAGGGAGAGAAACTACCAATGAAATTCACTACAGCAGAAATGATTGCAGTTATCAAAGAAGGCGAAGTATACGAGATTACTTGGCATGATACGAGAACAGATACGCATAATGGTTCACAAGTATCTATGGTCAGGAATAATACTGCTAATAACTCAGATTTAGTTGAACTGGTATGGAAGAAAGAAAGAAGCGGGATTAAAGAAGGTTCATTGTTCCCTATCAATTCATACACTCTACAATATTCATGGAAACTCGTACCTGCGAAGCGGAAAGCAAATGATTTCTGGGAAGCATTTAACGCATACGAAAACGGAAAGAAGATCGAGAATCAGAACGGAGACACTTTCACAAAAGGATCGTCATTAGTATACTTCAGCGAAAGAAATATCCGCGGGGAGTGGTACATCTATGAATAAGACACTACTAACCACTCTTCAGATGCTGAACCAGATCAATAAAGGCGACTCCTACAAAGCTGTTAGCCACCCAGAACGTTCGTCATATGATATGGGAGTAACCGTCAAGTATGGGCGAGATAGTAGAGATGGAAGTAATCCAGATAAAATATCATGGATTGACAGTAAGGGAGATTCTGAAGACTTCCCATTAAATGAATACACCTTGAAATATCTGTGGGAGTTAGTACCTGAAAAACGGAAAGCACATAACTTCCAAGAGGCGTTTGATGCATATGACGCAGGTAAAAAGATCGAGAATAGATTCGGATTCATATTCCAAGATGATAAGACAGGAAATAAAGTAACCTTTACTGAGGGCGATATTAGAGGAGAGTGGTACATCTATGAGTAGAAATTATGGACTATTACCAGACAAACCAGATACACGGGACTTGACGGCTAAACTCGTCAGTCCCACCACAACATTTCCATTGATGGTTGATTTAAGAAACAGATTAGAAGTACCTATGCCGATATGGAATCAAGAGTGGTTAGGTTCCTGTACATCAAATGCCATTCTAATGTTTAAGATGTTCAAGGACAAACAGAGAGATGGATACTATTTCTTCCTATCACGCTTATATCATTACTGGAAAGAGCGGGAGATAGAGGGAACGATTGATTATGATAGTGGTGCGTATTTGCGGGATGGATTCAAAGTTCTTCAGCAAATCGGATGTGCAACTGAATCATACTTTCCATACATTCCATCTGATTATAAGAAAGTACCATCAATCGACGCGGAGAGAAATGCTCCATTACATAAAATCGATAAGTACTATCGTATTATGACGAAGGATCAATTAAAAGCAGAGTTGGTTGCGGGGAATCCAGTGGTTATTGGTGTAACTATATACTCCTCATTCGAATCTAAAGCAGTAGCAGACACAGGAATTGTCCCTATGCCTGATACAAAGAAAGAGTATGCTCTTGGTGGTCATGCGATGTTAGTAGTAGGATATAGACAAATCGCGGGAAAAGATTATATGATCACTCAAAACTCATGGGGAGCAGACTGGGGAGATAAAGGATATTGCTACATTCCATTTGATTTCATCGGTTGGTACATCCCCGATATGTGGACAGGCGTGAACTCCAAGAATGCATAAACAAGTAGGTAAATATATCTATGCAAATTGCCCGTGTGGAAGACATCTGATTGATTTATACAGCGTCAATTGGAATAGCCCTAACACAGGCTTTTATACTTGTAATACTTGTCAGAAACCAATGCTATGCCGCGGAGAAGATGGTAAATTCTATTTAATAGGAGATGCAATATCATGAGTAAACGTCCTACTATAGTAAGAGTAGAAGCAATTCTCGGGAGAGATGTTATGCAGGAGCAAATCTACGATACAGTAGATGATCTCTGTACTATCATCGAAGAGTATAGGAAAAAAGAAAAGGCGGCGCGGGACAGAGAGAAAATGATAGCAGAAACAGATAAGGCATTACAAGTATTACTAAGTAAACACATTACATCAATAGATGTCATTAAACTGATTGAAAATATATATGGATCAATCGGGGAGACGATGGAAGATAAGATTGCATGGGTAAGAAAGAATATAAAAAGCGTAACGACCCGCGGGGAGAAAGTAGTGATAGAACCATTACAAGATGTAAAAGAAGTATTAGTAAATACAACATTAAAGATATAGTATATAGTAATATACACTATAGCAAAGAATAAGATGTAAAAGAGGCTCTTACAATTCTCCATATGAGGACTGTAGGAAGCCTCTTTTTTGCTATTTTACCCTGTCTTGTAGCTAAGATAGTATGAAAAGATGTAAAAATAGTGCGATGATCTCCTAAATAGGAAGGAAAATGAAGATAAATGAAACAAATTGAAAAAATGATACGGACTTTTTGCAACATTTACGCCATGGTAGCTTTCTTCTCATTCTTCCCAGTAAATGTCCCAGTTATAGAACCACCTGCACCACCGAAGATAATCAGATACGATAAGAAAGGAGAGTTGATCTAACTATGGAGGAAAACTACATCGAACCATCTGAAGAGGTAATCGAAGCGGCAGGAGATGGTAAGTATAAAGTGGAAAAGCCGTTCCAAAGAGCCGCATTTGAATACTACTATAATCTCGGTAAAGATCGTTCCTATGAGCGAGTAGCCGAACATACAGGAAAGACGCTTAGAACGCTGTATGAGTGGTCGAGACGCTTTAACTGGAAGGATAGATGTAATCAGTATGACATCGAAATCTCCCGCCGATTGAGCGAGACGACGATCTCAGCAGTAGTAGAGGAGAAATCACAGTATAGAAAGCTAATTAAGGCGATGGTAGGGCAAATCGTAAAGGACTTCAAGGATGATAAGTTCCGCGCAAGGAACGTGAGTGATCTGGAGAGGCTTGTGAAACTGGATATGCTTCTATTAGGTGAATCCACGGAGATCACAAAGGTCAATCAGACGAATACAGGTCTAACGGAATCTGACAGGGAAGTCATTAAGGAAATGGCATCGGCAATTAAGGCAGAAGCACATAGTATCTTAGACGGGGAATAATAAAAACTTTTTCGTTGGTTGGTTTAGTCCCCGAACTGCACACGATTAGATTAAGTGTAGGGCAAAATAAACCAACGAAAAGGTGGAAACAAACAATGCAACTTCAAGTTAACGTACCAAAACAGGTGAAGTACCCAGTACAAGCAGGAGACATCCTTCAAATGGCAGGTAATCTGTACATCGTAATGCAACACCGTAGATATGATGGTGAGTCTTATAGTGGCTTGAGGTATGATATGATGTCAATCAGTGGATCAGGTGCATGGAATAGTAACTTGACTGAGGAAAAACTTCAAGAAGAACTTACCTCGAAACACTTCACGATGCATTATCCTTCAGCACAATACAAACTGATCTTGGAGGCGAAGTAATCATGAAGAAGCAATCATCAGTTAAAATTCATCATTACCGCAACCTTCCATCTACTTTCAACAGTATCATTACAAACCCAGACGGTTCTTTGATTCAAGAGCAATTCATTCAGAACTCAGAATCGTCTCATAAGGTGATCTACAACTATGCAGATCGTACCACTGTAGTCATCCTTGAGGATGGTACAAAGGGTGTAGCAAGATGTAATCCTACTGATGAATTTGATATCAGCCGAGGATATCTCATTGCCAAGTATCGGGCAGATATCAAGAAGATGCAAAAGCGTATCAGAGAGTTGTCTGAAGGTGTTGATATTAACAGCCGTGTTCTCGGGTATAATTCAGCCTTATACGGCAAGACAGGAGCGTACAAATAATGACATGGCAATGGGTATGGGTCTTAATTAGCTTCATGTTCGGAATTGTAGTTGTAGCATGTACAAAGATCGAGAGTGCGAACGGTAAGGAAGCTGATCGTTTGCGTCAAGAGAATAATCAACTCTTGGACATGAATACAAAACTCAACAACGAGAATTACACATTGAAGCGTGATCTGAGAGAAACGAATAAACTGGGCTAATCTTTAGCCCTTTTTTCATACCATAATGGGAGGCAATATAACATGAGAGCATTGAAAAGCGGAACAAAGTTCATTTACCATAATAATAAAGATCATGTATATACGATGTATGAGTTTAATGAGAAGTATATGGTAGTGGTCTGGGACAGGGGCGACACTCTTTACGCGAATATGTCAAATGAACCTGATCTTAATTGCATAGCTTACCATAAGAGCGTAGTAATCAATAATCTCGATTGCGGCGTATTCAAGGAGGTAGAAGCGGAATGAATTGTGAAAGCCATATGGGGAGAAATTGTCCCAACTGTCAACCTAAGTTGAGGGAAATTTACTACGTGGTCGCCTATGATTTTGCAGGTGACGAGATCAAAAGTCCATTAAAGTATGTATTCAATAGCTTCCCTACTCCGATTGAATTGCAGAACGTTATCAAGAAGTTAGGAGCATTTGAGGTAAAGATCGATAAACGATATAGGATTGAATAGGAGCCGAAAGGCTCTTTTTTTATGTCCAGAAAGGGGAACACATGATAAAGCGGGATAATTGGTGTTATAGCTTCGATGGTTCACAAGGCGTCCCAGATGCATATGTACGGGAAATGGTTATGGGGGATGACTTCGAAGCCGCATACTTGACGGTCTGTAGATTCATCACTAAGCGTAATCTTCAGCCCTTACATCTAAAGATCATTAGACATATATCAAGTCATAGATTTACCCTTGATCTTGCTCCGCGTGGTCATGGTAAGTCCACAGTAGGTGACGTAGATTATTGCATCACTAAAATCCTCCGAGAACCTAACATTCGGATGATGGTAGGCTCTAAATCACAAGGTATCGCGCAAGCCTTTTTAAAGGAGGTGAGACAACACTTTGAAGTAAATGACGATCTTATTCGAGTATTCGGGGATATGCAGAACAAGAAGCAATGGAACGATACTCAATTTACAGTGAACACACGTACCATTATCAAAAAAGAAGCAACTATGACCGCTTTAGGCGCGTCTGGTGCGGTTGTATCGAAGCACTTTGACGTTATCATTGCAGATGACTTAGTAGGGTTTGAAAATGCCCGTACAGAATCACAGCGGGTGAAGCTGAAGGAATGGTTCTACTCAGCATTATCACCAACACTCGAACCAGAGGGTGAGATGCATATTCTCGGAACGAGATACCATCCTCTTGACTTGTACCAGAACTTCATTGACTCAGGTAACTACCATGTCCAGATTCAGATGTCGATTAACAAGTTTGACGAGAGCAAGAAATCGCATCGTACTTGGCGGGATAAAGGAATCATTCCTGCAGAACTGAAGCAAGGTGAAGAGTTTAGCCTATGGGCAGATAAGTTCGACCTTCCAACTGTACAAAAGATACGTATTGAGTCTGGATCGATCATCTTCGGGATGCAGTATCAGAATGACGTAGAGTTAGCTAAAGGTAACATCTACAAGCCTGAATACTTCAGACATTTTGACGGCTACACCATTACGGAGTCGAATGAGGTCTATGTTACATATCGTGACAGAGAAGGACAATCCCATAAAAAGAAAGTAAAGGTCTATATGGGTATCGACTTAGCAGTCTCTCAGCAGAGTTCAGCGGATTACTTCGTCCTTATGGTAATCGGTCTGGATGACGAAAAGAATATCTTTATTCTTGACTATGTAAAAGAGCGTTTAACGTTTGATGCTCAGTTCACTAAGATCATGCAATACGGATATGATAAATTCCCCATGGTTGAGCGTATCGGTATTGAGACAAACGCTTACCAATTGGCGATGGCGCAAGAACTTCGCAGAAGCAGTACCCTTCCTTTGATCAATATCAAGACAGTAAGGGATAAAATTAGTAGGGCACTACGTAGATCGGCTCTGTTTGAGAATGGTAAGGTATTCTTCAGGGACAATATGCAAGATTTAGAGGAAACCTTACTCTTGTTCCCCGAGGTTGAGCATGATGACTTATTTGATGGTATGGATTTCGCTATGACGGTAGCAGAGCAAGGCGGGCAAGCAAGGGTTCTTGATCGAGGCGCATTCAGAATTTAACATATGGAGGGATACAGCATGAAAAAGACAATCGTAATTGAGTATGACGTAGTAGCAGACGCAGTATCCATCTTAGATAATGAATTGACGAAGACTGAAACGATGGCAGTTCTGGAGTTAGCCAAAGTCCAAATGGGCATGTTATATCTTCAGGAAAAGGGAGTTAATATCGCCGTATACGAGGTTGATAGCTTGGAGGAAGAAGAGGAGGACTCTGAATAGTCCCGCGCTCTGGATGTCCAAAGAGAAAAAGCCCGTTAGGGCTTCTCCTTCTCTAACTCTATTCCCGCGGCGACTTGTTGAATCGCTGTCTCATTGTATTGTGCATGTTGCATATACACTAAGTACATCGCCACGTCAGCGGCTTCTTGCGTTTCCATCTTTCTCAGTGCGATGATCACCGTTAGTAATTCTTGATCATTCAGCGCGTACAGTTTCGATCCTTCTTTCATGTTCCACTCACCTTTTCTGTTTGTTTGCCTTACTCCTTTATTATAGTACAACCTATATAATAAGTCAAGTAAAGGGACGAAAATAAAGTTATCAATTATTTTGTCTGTTGGCTTGTAATATTATATAGGTTAGTGTATAGTAGGGATATAAGGTTGAAACACACAAACAGAGAAAAGGTGAGTGACACACATGGGAAACAAAAATGCGATGGAACTACTGAGAGTCAAAATGGTACGAGCATTCAAATTCGGAGTAGAAATGGAGATCGCTGAACTGGTAGTTACGAAAGAAGAGTTTGCGGCAAAGCTGAGAGCGAAAGGCTTGAGAGCAAGAGCGTTATCATCCGCTCAGCACTATGATTACAATGAATGGAAAGTAGAACCAGACGCTTCGGTACAAGGTGGAGCCGAAATCGTTAGCCCAGTACTAAGCGACTTCCGTGAACTTCAAATCGTATGCCAAACGCTTGAAGAAGTCGGAGCAAAAGTGGACAAACGTTGCGGATTGCATGTACATCATGACGCTTCGGATTACACTACACTTGAGCAATTTAAAAACCTTTATCAAATGTGGGCAAAGCACGAGGAAACAATGATGACTATGCTACCACTTAGTAGACGCGAAGATAACCGCTTCTGCAAGCCGATTGAAGGAGCGCAACTTGAGAAAGTGCTTGCATGTGATACGATGGCTGATTTCAGAGTTGACATCTGCGGAGCAGGAAGCCACTATTACACTGAGAAGCGTTACTACCACATTAACACTTGTTCATATGTCAAACACGGTACAATTGAGTTTAGAGGGCATAGCGGAACAATCGACTTTGAAAAAATCGAGATGTGGGTACGCCTTACAAATAGAATTTTGGAAATGGCACTTGCCACTAAAAAGGTAAGACCGAAGACAGCGAAAATGCTTGAACGCGAAGCGAACGACGAGAACATGAGAGCAAGACACATGAACATTGAGTTCGATATCGGCGGGACGGATATCGCTTACTACATCAGAAAACGCCGTAAGAGTTTCGTGTCATACAACAAAGTAGAACAGCAAGTAGCACCAGAAGTGTTTAACCCCATGGTAGTGCCGTTTTAAGTAAGAGGTAGGGTGTACAAGCCCTACCTTTTGTTTTGTCCATTAGAGGGCATTCTGGGAGATGTGGAGAGGAGATAAGACATGGAGTATACATCAACTAATATTTTAGAGTTCCTGAGAGATGAACATACTCTGACGGAAGGCATGGACTTGACTGAGTATCTGGAAGGCGTTAAGTCTCGTGTAGCCACTTGCTATGGGACAATACTTAACATCATCGATCATAATGTAACCGTTGGACAGCTTCAATCATTGGGAGTCATTCAGCTTCCCGCAGAATTGCAGTCCCTTGGAAAGTAATGCTTGCGATATGATATAGGTTTATGTATAATAAATCAGTAAGGCAAATACATTGTGGATGATTACCATCGAGGAGGACAATTAAAATGATCTGGGACGCCGCACAAGGTTTATTAGAGTTCATAGCAGTAGCAATCATACCTTTCCTGCTTGGGATGTACGCTGAAAGGAAAAGGAAGAAAGCATAGGAGTAGCACAAAACGGGTGAGCAGAAATGCTTGCCTGTTTTTTTTTTGTCTCAAGGCTTGACTTACAATATAGGAACATGTATAATATTAAGTAGGAGGTGATAAGGTGGAATCGTGGAAGGTGACAAATGAGAGAACTTACCGTAAAGCACAAATTAAAACGAGAATCACAAAGCTGAGATCAAAACGGAACATAGCGCACTACGAAGGGCGAGAGTTCGATAAAGCCCTGATAGAAGCCGAGATTGCTCAGTACGAAGCAGAGTACAAGAAACTGAAGTAGACAACGCGGGAGGGTGACAGACTCCCTAATCATATAAGACGCTAAGAGCGCGGGAGGTAGACAGAATGAGACGTGTGCAATCTGTACTGGTAAAACGGGAGAAATTCACATATGATTCGATCCCCGAGATGATTAAACATAGATTTACAATGCGAGCATTGGGATGGAAGACATCTTTAGACGAACGCCTGACAGTAACCTATGAAAAGGAGTACAGAAATGAATCAACTATCCACGACTCAAATCACAGAGAAGGTATTTAAGTATAGCAATCATACAGAGATGAAGAAGCACAAGGAAACGATGATTAAGCAAGGATTCTATGTAGCCGACGAACCTCCGTTCACATGGACTGTAGTGTATCGAAGAACGGAACGAATCGACTTCACTGACTATTGGCGGGAATCTGTTTAGGTACTTGATATGACAAGCCATAATCTGGTAGAGTAAGAATATGAGCAAGTAACTTAATATGGAGAGGTGGCTAATTGCCATGAAAATGTTCACAGCTAAAGGAGTTAAAGTATTTTGCGGGAAGTTCCCTAAGCCAAAAATGAGCAATGTCGGGGGACGTAACTGGGTAGCGGTCAAAAAGAAGGTCGATGGTGAAGATGTTGACTTCTGGTGGGATGACAAACGTAAATCCACTCAAATGTACTTCGAAATGGACGGCTTTTGGTTCAAAACAGACACAGGCGAGACGCTGAAGCCGAGAGTATTCAAAACAGATCGAACCGTAGCGGTAGCCACTATCGGCAAGATGGAAGAACAGATGCAACCTGTCGAGGACTCTGACGGTAGCGAAAATGACATAGAAGACGGATCATATCAAGCCGAAGAAGGTCAAGATATGCAACATTCCGCACAGGAAGAAGGGCACTCCGAGGGGGAATTTCAGCAGGAGGCGCAGACAGGTTGACCCCTAAGAATCCCGTATTCCTAAGTGATGAAACCTTACATAGGATCACGAATATGGGACTTGATTATTGCTCACTTACGATACGGAGATTCATCAATGAGTGCCGACGAGAAATCAAGAGGCGAGAGCTTATAACCAAAACGCATAAGCAAGCATAGAGGCGGGGCGAGAAATCGTACCCGTCTTTTTTCATGTCCAGATTCTCAGACTGACCTTCTTGCAGATAAGCATTGTGAAGGAGGGATGTCATGGGATTTAAAGAGCATGTCTATAGGAGGCGCTCATTTGCCGTTTACAGGCTTGATTATGGATTTATCGTCTATAACCATGCCAAGCCGTATAGAAGCGGACACACGCACATCCAGAGTTATCACAAGGCGAAGCAATTGATAGATGTAGTCCTGAATAAGAAGATTCCTGTGGACTATTCAAAATATCTGCTCATTAGCCTTATCCGCATTGCCGACGATGAAGAGTATATCCAGAAGTTGACAGACCGTCTTGCCAAAAAACAAAAGGAGGCATCTTATGCCAAAACAAGTGAAAAGAGAACCTAAGCAAGAAGTAAATCCTTATCTGACGAAACTCGACTATGCACCTGACGCGGAACAGCGTAAGTATCTAAAAGCTATCGATAATTCTCAGGTAGTGTTCGTAGATGCTCCGAGTGGTTCAGGTAAAACGACACTGGCAGTAGAAAGAGCGTTTAATGCTCTAAGAACAGGTAAGGCTGACAGGATTGTTTACATCCGTTTGGTAGATGATCGTTATCTCCAGAATGGGTATCTCTCAGGTAACTTGGAGGAAAAGACACAGAAGCTATTTGTTCCGTTCTTCGATGCTCTGAAGGAGTTGAAAGTCTCTAAACAGGCGTTTGAGATGTTAATTAGAGCCGAAAAGGTGTCTTTAGAGACAGATACAGCACTACGCGGAACGAATATGAAAGGTACATTCCTGATCATAGATGAAGCACAGAACGCTAAGGACATCGACACTCTTCGTCTTATCCTTACCCGTCTTCATGATGATGGAGGTACAGCGGTAGTGATCGGGCATTCTGGACAGCAGGACAATAAGAAGGTTCAAACAGTGGCAGGAAAAACACCTTTCCAGATTTATGCCTACCACATGGCAAAGAAAACTTTCACCTCTGTTTGCAAGCTGACGAAGAATTATAGAGGGGAAATTAGCCAATGGGCTGACAACATTGAGGAGTCAATTCAGGAGTTAATTAAGGTAGCTGAGAAGCGATAATTCTTTAACGCTTTAGTCCGATGACGTCGCAAATTTGCGCCCTCTATAATAATACTTAATAATAACTAATATTTACTTCGTAAATATATTAGTTATTATTATCACGAGTGACATTCAAATTCTAAAATGTTCCCCCTTATAGCTAAGACTGTATGACGTTATGAAGGGGGAAAAATCTTGAAACAAAAAATATACATGAGTCGTGATACAGCAATGGACAGTAAGATGATTCAGGAACTGGTAACTGCTCACTATAAGTCTGACGTAGGTAAGTTCAATAAGCTATATGCTCTATATTGCGGGGAACACGATATTGCAGAACGTGTGATCACGGATGTTAATAAACCAAACAACAAATTGGTTAATAACTATTACGGGCAAATCGTAGATGATGTGACAGGTTACTTCTTAGGGAAACCAATCGTAGTCAACATTGACTCCGAACGTCAACAAGATCAATTGGACGCTATCTTCTCAGAAAATGAGGCAGATGACTTGTTCATGGAAGTTGGCAAGGAAATGTCCATCAAAGGTAAGTCGGCAATTATGATTTATCAGGACGAAGAGGCTATGACTCAGCTTATTCGCTTACCCGCCGAGCAAACCATTTTTATCTATGACGCAAGCAAGCAGAATCAGGTGCTCTACGCCTTGCGAGTGTATGAATTGAATGTAGCCACGTCCAGTGCCGTATCGAGCGCACAAGCCAAGCCAGAGCCTGTAAAATACGTGGAGGTTTATGATGCTGTTGAAATTACGTACTGGAAAGAAGTTAACGGTAACTATTTCTTAGATGACACTCGTGAAGTGAACCCAGAGCCTCATATCTTCGGAGATGTTCCATTAGTCGAGTTTGAGAACAACGAGGAGCAAATGGGTGATTTCGAGAAAGTAATCTCTCTGGTCAACGACTACGATAAAATCATCTCAGACCAATCCAATGAACATGAGGCATATCGGAACGCATACTTGGTTCTGAAGAATATGGTTCTTTCCTCTGACAGCTTGCAGAAGCTAAAGGAACAAGGTGTAATTGAGGTCATGGAGAACGGGGACGCTAAGTTCTTGACGAAGGATGTACAGACGGATGCGGTTAACGCACATCTGGACAGACTCGAAGAGAACATTTACAAGTTTACTCAAATCCCTAACCTATCTGACGAGAAGTTTGCAGGTAATCTGTCGGGTGTCGCTATCAAGTTCAAACTATTCTCGATGGAGAACAAATGCATCGTGAAAGAGCGTAAGATGACAAAAGCCATCCGTAAGCTACTGAAGCTGATCTCTGTACCTCTTGGCATCAAATCGGCTGAGAAGTTTGACATGACAAAGGTACAAGTTATTTTCTCTCGTAATGTACCAGATAACCTACATGAGATTGCAGAGGTTGTAGGCTTGCTGAATGGTGTCGTGGACAAAGAAACATTGCTGTCCCTATTGCCATTTATCGATGACCCTACTTACATTCTTGAAAAGCTACAAGCGGAGCAGGACATTTACGCTAAGGATATGGCGAAGTTCCAACAAGCTAACATGAGCAATGAAGACCCTAACAGTCCAACTCAACAACCTATACCTAACGGTGGTGGATTCTAATGCCTACAAGCGCGGAGCGCGGGGCGATAATCAATGATGTGCAGAGGAACGTTCTTGATAATAACGCCTCTGCCTTCGCTGATTCAGAACGTCTCGAAAAGAGAATGAAGCAGGAATACCGCAAGGTGGCAAGGGACATCAAAGTTCAGATCATGGACTTGCGGGAGAATATGAGTGAGTGGACGTTAGCTGAAGCATCCAAGTATAATCGTCTCACAGGACTATTCAGTCAGATCAATGAGCAGTTATCCGCACTTAGCGGGAATCAGGTTCGGCTTGTTACCTCAGCAATGACTTCTCGATACATAGAAAGTCATTTGCGGACGATATTCACGATGGGTCAACATATGAACGTATCAACCTCATATGCTCTTCTTAACCCCAAACTGATTCGTGAGGCAGTCAACTATCCGTGGATGGGTGATATGTTCTCAGATCGAATCTGGGACAATAAGACGTTGCTCATGAAAACATTGCGGCAGGAAATTACACAAAGCCTCATCCGTGGTGACTCAATGGACACACTTGCCCGAAACATTAACAAGGCAACGGACGTTGGTCACGCTAACGCGGTAAGGATTGCACGTACTGAGATGATGCGTATCACCTACACGGCTGAGATCAAGGCAATGAAAGCGAACAACATCCAACGGATCAAGTATCTTGCCACTGTACCATCTGAACGGACGTGCGAGATTTGCGGCAAAAGCCATCTTAAGGAGTTTCCAATTGATGAACATCCGATATTGCCAAGACATCCTCATTGTAGATGCACATACGCACCTGTAGTCATCGTACCTGAAGCACAAGACGCACGAGCAAACTCTATTAGAGATCGTATCAGAGCGAGTCGTGATTTTCAGGCATGGAGGGCTACTCAACAAGATAATATCCCTAAACAAGAAGAATAGTCCTTCGGGGCTATTTTTTTTTGTCTGTTTGTTGCTACGCCTAAAATCGTCGCAGGTAATATGTTATGAAGGGACAACGTGAGGCAACTCCTGAGGGGCTGAAACGAAGTAACTTAAAAATGGAGGTAAGAGAATGAAACGCAAATTAGCAGATCAATTCGGTAAATTCGGTTTTCTTCAAATGTTCGCGGCTGACGGTGGCGAAGGTGGAGAAAGCAAAAGTGATCAATCTGGAACTGAAAAGAAAGACGCTAAGGACAACCAAGACGGGGGTACTAAGAAGTCGCTTGAAGATATCCTGAAAGAACACGGGCTTGAAAAGGATTTTGAATCTCAACTACAGTCGATTGCAGACAAGCGTGTAACGGATGCCATTAAAAAGACAACCGACAAGCTGACAGCAGATTTCCAAGCTAAACAAGCGAAGGAAAAAATGACTGAAGATGAAAAACGTGTAGCTGAAGAAGCTGAGAAGCAAAGAGCAATCGATGCTAAACTCCGTGACGCGGCAGTCAAGGAATTGAAATACAATCTTGTTGATTATATCAACGAAGAAGGTCTTGACTTAGGTTTCCGTGATCTTATCGACGTATCCGCATTACTCGGTGTAGAGGATGAGGATGTTCGTAACGAGACACTAAAAAAACAAGTCAAAGCCACTAAGAAGATTGTAGACAGTTTGGTAGACAAGAAAGTTGAGGATTTCAAAACTGAGTTCCTTAAAGGTAAGTCTCCAAGTAACCAACAAAAGGGAAATAACACTCCACCAACTGCTTATGATCAAGCCAAAGAAAAAGGTTCGGTCAAAGATATGCTTAAAGCGCGGTTCGCCGCTAAGGAATAAAAACTAATCTGAGTTACCACATAAGGGGGAAATAAAAAATGAAGAAATATGGTTCTTTTCTTGATGGAGAGTTGCTTGATCTGAAGAACGAAATCGCTCTTTTGTCTCCAACTGATACTCCACTATACACAATGCTTGCAGGTCGTGGAGCAATCGTTCCTGCCGCTGACATTACGGTGTCTTGGCGTGAAAAGGAATTGAATGCTGTACGCGGTACTTTGAAACTTGAGGGTGCTGAAGCAGGTACAGAGATTCAATCCACTCGTACTATGAAAACAAACATCAACCAAATCCTTGAGAAAGTAGTATCCGTTTCTGGTACTGTCCGCGCTCTTGCGGCTAAAGGTTTGGGAGATGAGTTCATCGCTGAGGTAAATGATCGTTTGATTGAGATGAAACGTGACGCTGAGTACTACTTCCTAAACGGAACGTATGCACTTGAAGCGGGAGCAACTCCTCGTCAAATGAACGGTTTGCTGAACTTGGTAGCTAACGTAGAGGACGTGTCCGACGATGCAGTTGCAGGTCAACTGACTGAGAACACTTTCCTTGACGCTATGCAAAAAGTTTGGACAGCGGGCGCACAAGGCGAGTACGTTGCATTCCTGAACGCAGGTGAGAAACGTATCGTTAACGCATTGCTGAAGGATTCCAATTCTTCTCGTATCATCGCTAACGCGGGCGAGAACAAATTGGGTATCAAAGTAACTCAATTTGATACAGACTTCGGTATCATCAACTTGGTTCTAAACCGTTGGATGCCTACTGGTCAAATTCTGGGCGTTGATATGGACTATGTGGAAATTGCAGAACTTCGTTCTCCTTTCTACGAAGACTTGGCTAAAACTGGTGACTACTCCAAAGGTCACGTTGTAGCTGAGCAAACAATCAAACTCCTGAACTCCAAAGCAGGATTCAAGATTGTTGGTATCACGAAGTAATATCGGTGCTCCGTTGGTGGAGTTGTGATATAAATCGAGGGTGGGGAATAATTACTATTCTCTCACCCTCTTTTATTTTTATCTAAAATAGGAGGAATAAGACGATGGCAAGAGGACAAAAAGCGGTCGAAGCTAAAGAAGTAGAAGTGAAAGCAGAGGTAAAGGGAGTCGTAAAGTTTGAGCATGATAATCCATATCTTTTCGTTCCTGCAGTAGACGTACAGTTCCGAAAAGGTACTTACGAAACTAATGATGAGAAGGTAATTGAGTTCCTGAAAAATGTAACAGGAGTTCGAGTAGTTAAATAAGGAGGGGTAGATATGAACAAAGAAGCAATCCTAAGTAATGTATTTACGCTTCTTGGTGTTTCTGATAATGTTCTCCTGCCTCTACTGGTCGATAAAGCCGAAAAAGATATTAAAGTGTTCTGTAATGATAAGTTTAAGGATGAAAACGGGGAGGATATCTTCCCTGAAGAACTTGAGAGTGCATTGGAGGACTTGGTAGTTTACAGGTATAACCGAAGAGGTGCAGAAGGGTTTAAATCCGAAGGACAAGGAGACAAGAACACTTCATATTCTGATGACATTCCTGTGGACATCAAAAATCGTCTATATCGTTATAGGAAGATGCGGGTGATCTAATGTTATACACACAAGATTGCGACATCTACAAGAATACTGTCGAGCGGGGAGAGTTCAATAGGCAGACAACACAGCTTATGTACGTATCCTCTGTAAAAGTTAATATCAGCAGACGTAATTTGTCTGTATCAAGCCTTAACGGTCATTATCAGGACGTACAACGGTATCGAGTATATGCCAAACGAGGCGTAATCTTTCAACCTAATGATGTTCTCATGATTGGAGGATGGTATTACGTGGTAGAGAGTGCCACTATGCACTATAGAAATCACTCAGAAACCGATATCGTTCTCAAAAAGGATGTGTAGATCATGGCATATGATCGGCGGGTTAACCTGTCTCGGAGTTGGGCTGAGTTCGAGCAAAGAGTAAAGCACATTATCGGAGATATCCTCCCTGAATTACGAGAGGAACAGCTTATGAGAATGGGCGAAATCTTCAAATCCGAGATAAAGGAAACAATCACACGTCTCAACATCGTCGATACAGGACGCTTGCGAGATAGTTGGCAAGTGAAGAAGACAACTCCTTACACAGTCACGGTAGGATCAAACGTCGAGTACGCTAAGATGGTCAATGACGGTCACAGGCAGACACGGCGTTTTGTCCCTGGCAGATGGCAATCTAACGGAACCTTTCAGTACATACCATATCCGCATAATAACGGTCAAGGAATGATGCTTACAGCGCGTTTCGTAGAGGGTAAGAAGTTCGTAGAGAAAGCAAGAAGAACGGCACTTCCGAAGATTCGTGAAGATGTCGAGCATTTTATGAGGACAGTACTGAATGAGGTGTTTGGGGAATGAAAAATATCTTTAATTCGATAGCTAAGATGATTTCAGATGTATATACATATGCACCTATCTACTATCAAAAAGTCCCACAACACTTCGAAAGACCATCCTTTTTCATCCAATATGTGACAGGAGATACGGACGAAATGAATAAAGATTGGCGCATGGAAACGATGAGTTTTCAGGTAGTCTTCTTTAGTCCGTTGACAGAGTATGATTTTGCCGACATTGACACGCAACTTGCTGAAGTAGGCAAGATCAAAGGCATATTTAATGGGATGATCATTCCGATAGTGACTACTGATCGAAAGGCAAAGATCACAAGCCTTAGAACAGATTTTCGGGACGGAGAGGTGTACATGGATATTGATCTGTACATCACAAATTACTTTGAAATTCCAAAAGAGGAAGAACAAGAACCTATGGGTGAGATAATCTTCCCATTCGATGAATTAATTTAAAGGGGGTATTAACTATGGGATTGCCAAAAATCTCTATTAACTTTACATCAGCGGCTATCTCCGCTATTCAGCGGTCTGAACGTGGTATCGTCGCGCTAATCATCAAGGATGACGGGGTAACTACTGGTGCTTACACGTTGCTTGGAACTGCCGATAAGCCTGTAGGTTTCTCAGCATCTAACGCTGAACAGATCGATCTTGCATTCTTGGGTGGTGCAAATGCTCCTCAAAAAGTTATCGTCTACGTCCTTGCGGCGGCGGCTACAAACTATGACGTAGCATTTAACTATTTCGAGACTGTTAAATTTGATTACATGGCTATTCCTGCTTATGACAAGACAACTCAGCAGACAGCGGTTGTAGCTTGGATTAAGAAGATTCGTGATAACCTTGGACGAAAGTCAAAAATCGTTCTACCTCTTACGGCAGGTGATTACGAAGGCATCATCAACTTCACATCCACAGGCATCAAAGTAGGAGAAAAGACCTACACTCCAGTGTCTTATTCGACTCGTATCGCAGGTCTATTGGCAGGTACACCGCTGACTATCTCCGCTACTTATCAGACATTACCTGAAGTAACGGACGTTGAGCGTGTAACATTCGATGCTCTGAATACGCGAATCGATGCAGGAGAGTTCGTAATCTTCCACGATGGTGAGAAAGTAAAAGTAGGTAGAGCAGTAAACAGCTTGACTACTACCTCTCAAGCGAAGCCCGCGGATTGGAAGAAAATCAAGATCGTTGACATTCTTGACCTGATCTATACGGACATTAAAGCTACGGCAGAGGATTCCTATATCGGTAAATTCGCTAACAGCTACGACAATAAAGTACTCCTGATCAATGCAATTAAGGGCTACCTGTTGCAACTGGAACTTGAGGGTCTGTTGGACGTTGGCAAGAATGATGTATCGATTGATATTGTTGCACAGCGCGTATACTTGCAGTCCGTTGGAGTAGACGTAGAGAAGTTGACTGAGCAACAAATAAAAGAGGCTAACACCAATGACAAAGTGTTCTTAGGTGGGGCAGTACAACCTCTTGATGCAATCGAAGACATTACACTCGGACTGACTATCTAATAAAGGAGGTAAGGCACAATGGAAAACTTCAGACCGACACAAGCCATTAACGGTTCCTTCGGGGAAGTTTGGGTAGATGATGAGAAGTTCGCAGAGCAAAAAGGTCTGCAAGCTAAAGTCAACTTCCGTAAAGAGGATGTTAATCAGGCGGGGAAGACTGGTACAGGTACAAAGGTAATCGGTTGGGACGGTAAGGGTTCTTTGAAACTCTTCAAAGTGAACAGCCGTGTAGCGAACAAAGTCCGTCAAATGGTTAAGGAAGGTCGAGATGTGCGTTTCACAATCATCTCTAAACTCTCTGACCCAGACGCACTTGGTTCTGAGCGTGTAGTTCTTCGTTACGTATCGTTCGATGATCTTACACTAATCGATTTCGAACCAAAGAAAGTGCTTGAAGTGGACATGCCGTTCACATTCGAGGATTATGATCTATTGGATTCGATCAACTAAGCAAGTCGGGGCTATGTATACTCTACATAGTCCCTTTTTCTTGTATAAACATAAAAATTAGGAGGCTATTAAAATGACAAAGGCAAAAGCAAACGTATTGGATATTCTTCTCGGTGTAGACGCAGGTAAAGTGAAAAAGCAACGTAAAGAGGTTCGTATTAAATCCCTTTCTGAGTATGCGGGTACAGATGTTATCTTTACAGTAGAGGGCTTGAGCGGGGAGCAATTCGAACGAGTACAGGAGAATGTTGGTGACAATGCATCTCAAACAGATATCCATGTCTTCGCACTCCTTGAGGGTGTTGTATCTCCTAACCTGAAGGACAAAGCACTTCGGGAGAGATATGGAGCAGAGACTCCTAAAGAGTTGGTTAAAAAACTCTTACTTGGTGGCGAAATTGCTAATCTGTATCTTGCCATTTCTGAGATGAGTGGTTTTGATGAGGGTTCGGTACAAGAAGTAAAAAACTAATAAAGACTGATGGACAAATGCAGATGATGTATTGGAACTGGAAGAAACGTGCATTACGTCCATCAGTCTTTTATTCGATGCCGAGGGGTGAACAAATCATCCTTCAGGCATTTTTCGAAATTGAAATGGATGAAGAGTATGGAACAACTGGGGGTGAGGATTAATGTTAGATTTGGGTGCAATTATTACGCTTCGGGATAATATGTCTGACGTGTTGCGGAGGGCTTCGCGTGAAACAAGCGGTCTGCGGGATGCATTGGGGAGAGTCGGTAGCGGTATCGGTACGGTAACAAGTAAGTTCCTAAGTATGAACTCTGCTATTATAGCGGGCGTTGGTGCGCTTGGAGCATATGCGGTGGCTTCTCGTGCGTTGAAACTTTCCAGTGACGCAGAACAGGCTTCTATCGCGTTTGAAACGATGCTTGGAAGTGCCGATAAAGCAAAGACGTTCCTTGAGGACTTGTCTGTATTTGCAAATACGACTCCTTTTGAGTTGCCGCAAGTGCGAGATGCGTCTAAAAAGTTGCTTGCATTCGGGTTCGAGGCTAAGTCTGTTATCCCTATGATGACAGCCGTAGGTAATGCCGCGTCTGGTCTGGGTTTGGGTGCGGCGGGTATCGATAGAATCACGCTTGCTCTCGGTCAAATCAAGGCGAAGCAGAAAGTACAAGGCGATGAGATGCTACAGTTAACTGAAGCAGGTATCCCCGCTTGGCAATTGTTAGCTGATAAGATGGGACTTACGGTTGCTCAGGTCATGAAACTATCTGAAAAAGGCTTAATTCCTGCGGATAAGGCAATCGATACTCTCATCGAGGGGATGAACAAAAAGTTCCCTGACATGATGAAGAAGCAGAGTCAGACGTTACAAGGTTTATGGTCAACTATGAAAGATACCTTTGACAGTAAGATTCTGATTCAATTCGGTAATGGTATCGCTAATGCGCTACGTCCACGGTTCCTTGAACTGAATAAGTGGATTAACAATAACGGCGATACGATCAAGCGATGGGGAGATAGAATCGCTTCTGTGACAAACAGAGTGGCTGACGGTATGCTGAGACGGTTTGAGCAAGTAGCAAGCTATGTCAAACGACACTATCTGAATAATCCCGAGTTCACGAAACTTGACACAATCGAAGCAAAGACAGCTTTTGTATTCCAAGACCTTAAAGATACATTCGATGAATGGTATGCAAAAGGTGGAAGTGAAGCTATCTACTCGGTATCTGAGAAGTTCACTCGATTCCTTGCAAACAGCATTGATAAAAATTCTCCTATCATCATCGACACAGCCAAGAAACTTGGAGGTCGTATGGGACAGGGTATCATTGACGGTTTAGAGGAGCAAATTGCTAAGCATCCTATCCTTTCTACCTTAGCGGGTGGAGCGATTGGTGGAGCAGTTGCGGGACCGTGGGGAGCATTAGGTGGGGCATTAGTAACAAGTGGAGCGGTTATCAAGGCTACAGATAATCAGATGAAAGCGAAAGGTGAAGGTTCTGTCTTTGACCCGCTAAATCCTTTCTCAGACATCAACTCGTCTGACAGCTTACTGCAAAAGATTCATAAGGTTCTTGTTCCGTCTCTTGATCCTCGAAAAACGACATCGTTACCACCAGATGACGAGTTAGTACAGAGTCGATATTTGAAGCCGAGAGCGATTGGCGTACCGCGTGTTCCTCATGATAATTACCCAATCATGGCGCACGAAGGAGAAAGGCTCCTGACGAAGCAAGAGGTTAGTCAAGGTAAAGGCGGGGGCGGGAATATCAATATCGCTAAATTGGCTGATACAGTAATCGTCCGTGAAGAGGCTGACATTGACAAGATCGTTGACAAGTTCGTGACGAGATTGACTGCTACAAGAATGAACTACGGTGGAGGTGTGAAGTAATGGCAGTAGAGTTCTGGTTAAGTTTTAACAATCAAGCGGAAGTACTGGCATTACCTGTCGTACCTTCAGACTTTCAGATCACAAAGGGCAATCAAATCAATACGATCAATGTAAATAATCTGGGTGAGGTAGGTTTGATTGGTAAGGGCACTCTTGCCCGTATCTCAATCTATACCTTCTTCCCCAATCAAGTATATCCTTTCTGTTCGTATTCGACCTTCCCTGAACCTTACGAGTGTGTAGACCTGATCGAGCGGTGGAAGGAAAGCGGAAGACCTATGAGATTGATCATTACTTCAGGTAATGCACGTAAAGAAGCTATCAACATGGCTTTCAGTATCGAGAACTTCTCATATGGGGAGCGTGACGGTACTGGAGACGTGTATTTCACCTTAGACCTGACTGAATACAGGTTCGTTAAAAAGAAATCGCTTATCGAGGCGTCTACGGCTTCAGGAACTAATCGTCCTGTTGAAAGTGTAGCACCAACAACCTATACGACGAAAGCAGGAGACACGCTCTGGGACTTGGCGAAAAAGTTCTATGGCACTGGTTCTCGGTATAAAGAACTTGCGGACAAGAACGGAATCAAAAATCCAGACTTGTTACCTGTCGGGAAAGCGTTGGTGATCTAATATGGCAATCGTCCAATGGATCAGTCCTGACGGTATCATCGATATCTCTGAACTGGTTACAAGAATTGAATGGTCTGGAGATAGTCAATCAGCATCGAGGAGCCTTGATCTTGGTATCTTGGCTTCTCCTAATGACTATTACCTCCCTGTATTGGATGTAAAGTTAGGTCAAATGCTCAAATTGATCACAGATGACGGAATCGAGTTGTTCAGCGGATACATTTTCACACTCTCAAAGGGATACAACGAGAATGAAATGACTGTAAAAGCCTATGATGGACTCATTTATCTCCTGAAAAGCAAGGAAGTATACAACTTCAAAGGCGTAACTCCTGAATATATCGCAAAAAAAGTGTGCGACGATTACGGAATACCTATAGGTGATCTGTATCAATCGGGCGTGAAGATCAATAAAATATTTGATTCGAGTACTCTGTATGACATTATCATGACTGCTTATACAGAAGCGTATCTGCAGGACGGCATGAAGTACTACGCTTGCATGGATAAAGGCAAACTCTTGGTCATTCAGAACGGTGAATACATCCCAGATGTGGTACTTTCGAACTATGATACCCAGACGGGAGAAGGTACAGTAACAGATACTACGTTCAGCGGAAGCCTTGAGAACATGGTCAATCGCGTGAAGATTATTAACGAGAAAGGCGCAGAGGTAAAAACGGTCGAGAGCGCTGACGATTTACAGTATGGGGTTATTCAGGACATCTATAAGCTGTACGAAGGAGAACAAGTTCCAATCGCGGAATCGATGTTGGTTCCTGTAGAATGGACTGGTTCTGTTCGTGCTCTGGGACATATTGAATGTATCACAGGTAATGGAGTCATGATCGAAGATCAATACACAGGTCTTGTAGGTCAATTCGTTATCGAGAGTGATTCACACGTATGGCAAGATGGTCTGTACACGATGACGCTTCGTACAAACATGAATGCGATGATCGACAAAACTACAGCGGGTAAACGTATTCAAACCGCTAAATCGAAGAAGAAACGAGCTAAGAAGGCGGGAGAAATTAATTTGACCGCGGAACAAGTAGCAGACTTATTCAAATAAGGAAGGTGAGTTATGAACAAGGACAATCCATATTCCAAACTAATATCCTTTATGAGGGAGGAGGGTGCGGTGAATAACCCACCTTCTATTCTTTTAGCTGAAGTTTCTTCCGCATTTCCAGATGTCACAATCACAATTGGGAAGCTACAACTGGACAGAGACAACCTCTACTTTGCAGACCATCTCGTACCTGACTACAAACGAGAGGTCGAGATCGAATCTGAGTCCATCTCAGTACCAGAACTGACAGATGTTAAAGGTGACATGACGTTCAAAGATTCATTGGAGGTAGGAGATATCGTTGCGGTACTTCCTACAGCAGATAAACAGCAATACATAGTATTAGCGAGGGTGGTGAGAGCATGAGTAGTCTTTTTCCATTTCTAAATGGTAATGACGTAAAGGAGACATCGGCAACTACAACGCTCCCGATTCCAAAGGAGTATGCGTGGGACTTTGAAAAGGATGAATTTTTGCTGAAGAACGGAAAGATGCAGATTGTGGAGCGTAAAGATGCTGTAAAAGTATGGGCATACAAAGCCCTCAAGACTGATCGATTCAAATTCAGAGCCTATTCATGGGACTATGGAAATGAGTTCGAATCACTGATCGGGAGCCGATATTCCAGAGAGGCAATCAGAGCCGAAGTTGTCCGATATATCAAGGAAGCACTGTCTATAAATCCCTATATCGTGGACATACGTAATGTACAAGTAGAGTTCAATGAGTCTCAATTGAACATACAATTTCGTATCGTAACGATCTACGGGGAGGTTGATGTTGATGTTTAAAGAAACAAACACCGAAGCCCTTCTTAAGAGCAGTATGTTAACTAACATAACAAATGATGTAGATAAATCCGAAGGCTCCTTTACTCAAGATATCGTGTCCGTAGTGGCTAACGAGATGGAGCAAGGATATATCAGTTTGGATACTGCGCTTGAATTGCTGTTCGCTCAAACGAGTTCTGATAACTATCTTACTATGAGAGCATCTGAGTTCGGCGTTGACAGGAAGCAAGGAGAGAAGGCAACTATGACAATCAGGTTCACAGGTACGAACGGAGTAAACATTCCAATCGGAACCACGGTGTCAACAAATGATGGTCTGAACTATGTAACAACTGAAGCCAAAGCAATTGCGGCGGGAATCGCGGATATCAAAGCAGAAGCGGCTAACATCGGATCGATTTATAACGTACCTGCAAATACGATCGTAAAACTTCCTCAAGCCATCTCAGGCGTTTCAGCGGTCACAAACCAAAGCGCGGTGGTCAATGGAGTTGACGTAGAGGGTGATGACGCTCTAAGGGAACGTCTATACGCCAAGACGCGTATTCCAGTTACTTCAGGTAATCCGAATCATTACAAGATTTGGGCATTGGAAGTAAGCGGAATCGGGGATGCAAAAGTCTATCCAGTATGGAACGGGGCGCAAACAGTAAAAGTCGTTGTCATTTCCTCTGATAAGAAAGACGTTAATGCTCCAAAAGTGACGGAGGTATATGATTACATCGAGTCTGTTAGACCTATCGGGGCAATCCTGACGGTAATAAGCGCGACTCCTAAAGTGATCGATGTATCCGTAACAGTCACAAGAAATACGAACTACTCTCAAGCCACAGTAGACGCTAACATCAAAGCATCTATTACAGCTTATCTAAAGACGATTGCCTTTAAACAATCATTTGTATCTCAAGCATTGTTAGGAAATGCAATCCTTGACTCTGTAGGCGTAACTGATTATTCAAATTTACAATTGAACGGTACGACCTCTAATGTCTTGGTAGGAGATGAAGAGGTTGCTATCTTAGGGACGGTGACATTTACATGGCTGTAAGATATCTTCCAGACTTTCTACTGAAAGACAAAATTATCAAAGAGGTATACACTGAATTGCTCTCTCAAACAGGGCGATTCAGAGGTAGTATCGAGGATTTGAAGAATCAACTATATGTCGATACAGCTACGTGGGGACTCGATTATTGGGAGCAGTTCTTGGATATTCGTACAGACCTTACAAAGACGGATTTGGATAGACGTTCTTTCATCAAATCAAAACTTCGCGGGTACGGTACAGTCACGAAGAATCTGGTACAAGATGTAGCACAAGCATATCTGAACGGGGAAGTAGAGGTTAAGGAGTATGTAAAGAACAAAATTCCTCCTTTCACGCACTGGACTTTATTCAACAAAGCAACCATGCTTTCTAATTTTGTGGATAGGGCACAAACAGAAACAACAAACTTTGTTGATAGAGCCGACACGGAAACAGTTAACTTTGTTGGAAAAGTTGCGGGTAGTACGGTAGATAATCCAAATGTAATGAAAAGAAGTAATGGTGCGGCTACGTTGATCGTACCAACGGGAAATTGGGCGGAAAACTTCGATTTTCAGTACGGATACGTGTCATCTCTTAATGGTGCCCCATACGTTACTACTTCAAATACAACAAGCACTTTCATGGCGCAACAATTACTCTCTTTCAACGTTATTGAAATCATCGAGCGTAAACACGGTATTTCATTGGGCGTTGATTTAGCGGCAAAGGTCGCACAAGCCAAGAATATTATTAAATCCTTAACGTTTAACTGGCACGGTTTCGGGAGCGGTCCGAGCGGTAATTCAGGGAAAACCGCTTTATGGAATACATCGTCTTCCGTTTGGGATGCAAGCGTCTCAAATAGTTTGGGGGTTGTGGCTAAAGTTTCGCCATCTTCCGTAACTATTTCGGCAAGGGTAGACGCTAATGGTTTCGTTCATCTCCTTGTACATGCTGAAGCATCTAATGGAACGATAGCATCTACAATCAATACGGACTATGTAGAGTTAGTATTAGACTATGTGAAGCCGTGGATGAATGCGAATACCGCAAAGAGAACAGCTACAGCAATGAACGGGTCAACTTCGTTAGCTTTACCAACGGCGACATTGATAGAATTTGACTCTATATTCTATCCGCAGATAACAAGCCTTAACGGAACAGTTACGAGTATAAACTCTGTAATGAATAACGGCGGGATAGCACAACAGTTATTTTCATTCGATATCGTTTCCCTTATTGAAAATAAATATGGTATATCATTAGGGGCTTCAATAACTGAAAAGGTAATAACAGCAAAAAACATTGTAAAATCGTTGACGTGTAATTGGCACGGGTTCGGAAGTGGACAAAGTGGAAATAAAGCTAATTTGAGAATGTGGAACGTCTCCAGTTCAAATTGGGATGGTACACAACATCATACAAATGCAAGTGTAACTAAGGTTACTGTAGGAAGTTCTGCTGTCAACTTCGTAATTGATGCTAACGGGTTCGTTCATTACCTCGCTTTTGCAGACGCAAGTAATGGAACCATAGCATCTACCATAAACACGGACTATGTGGACTTGGTAATCTATTTCGTTAAACCGTGGGCGAACAATAACAACTCAAGCGGTGCAGTGTTTACAAGTCTTCTTGCCCCTACTGGTCCTTGGAGTGAGTTTTCCAGCGCGGGTTACGGCTTAGTTAGTACATTAAATGGATCAGCCGCAAACACTTCAGGGCTAACAAACGGAAACATCGCGCAGCAGCTATTTTCCTTTGATCTTATTGCCATTGTCGAGCGGAAGTACAATGTTACAATTCCAGGCGCTAACGTTGCTGAAAAAGTTACATGGCTAAAGGCTAATGTTACTAAGTTAACAGGAAATTGGCATGGGTACGGATCGGGTCCGAGTGGGAATAAAGCTACAGTATCCGCTTGGAACGTGACTGGTTCACAATGGAATAATTCAGGCTCACATGTGGGCAGCGGTGTATTAGCTATAACGCGAAACTCAACACCGTCAAGCGGTGCGGGATATGCAATTGCAGACAGAATTGACGCCAATGGATTCTGTCACTTCCTCGCCTATGCAGACGCGTCAAACGGAACAATCGCGTCAACGATTAACACGGACTATATAGAGTTAATTGTTGAGGCTAACGTTGTAAGTGGGGTAACAAAATCAGATGCTCAAGTTGATCAAGGAAACCCGTATAAGTTGAATCTAAGCGCCACGGTTGACGCTGAAGCGAGCTATGTAAATGTAGACGTTGCGCCAAATACAACATATGTTCTATCTTATACGCCTTCAACAAATGCGGCGGTTGCAATATATAGCGCGGACGGGTCGACGGTTATTTATAGCTATACGACAGCAGACACAATAAATTTTAACAGCGGATTGAATACGAATATTAGAGTTTACTTCAAAAACGCTAACGGTTCAAAGGGGAATATTTCCTTCACTAACCCGCAACTTGAACAAGGTGTTAAGACTGAGTTCGAACCACAAGAGGCGTTTACTGTAGGGATCAAGTTCGTGGGCAAAAGAGGTAATCCTCCTAATATGGATGACATCGAAGAAGCTATGAGAAGTATTATTCCTGCTCACTTAGCTATCATCTACGAGTTCACATATTCTCACTGGGACGAGATTCAATTGATCCTGCAGGAAGATTTCAATGGTCTTGACTTGCTAAAATGGGACGAGTTAGAGACATTAATTGTGTAGAGGAGGATTTCAATGAGTACAAATAAGACACCTAACTTGAATTTACATTCTTGGGAAGGTACGGATTATGTGAAGCGGACAGAGTTTAATGAGAACTTCTCAAAGATTGACGAGGAGATTGCAAAAAACGCTCCCAAAGCTAACCCGTCCTTTACAGGGAATGTGACAGTAGATCAATTACCTACTCTCGCGAAACACGCAACTTCTAAAGAGTACGTTGACGCAGAAATAGCAAAGGCGAAGAAGTACGCTCCGTAAGGGGCGTTTTTCTTTGTTTAAATAAAGGAGATGAATTGAATGGCAGATTATGCATCATCCCCCGTCATAACGGGTACAAATGTCACGGGTTCATTCGCGGTCAGTAACGTGGCTGAATTGTCAGACGGTTCATTAGTCTATATTGCATCTACCAATGGGCAAAGTTCACCTGTCTATCACATGGTTTTGTTCCGCTCAACCAATAACGGACAAAGCTATACAGAGTATTGCAGATTTAGACGAACATCAAGTAATTCAAGTTATTCGGCAATAGTAATTTCCGCAAAAGGTATGAAAGTAGCCTTTGCCGCATCGTGGAATAGTGGAACAATATCCTTTTTAGGTGGTGTTGATCTTTCCGTTGTCACGCAAGGAACCGTGAACGATAATACGGACGCAGGAGGTAACGGTTGGTGGGCAACATTTACGCTTAACGGTTACGATGCATCCAGACCCTTCGGTATTCTATACGGTTCTGATGATAGAATTTATATTGCTTGGCATTACTATATTAACTACTCGTCAGACGATGATCAGTATTACTACTTCAATGGTGCGTTTTCTTGGGGATCACCAACAGCACTATGGACGATGCGGGCAAATGAATTAATTTGGAATTTTCAACCAAACCTCTCGTATTCTATCGTTGAATACAAAGGGAGGGTTATATTTAGTGTTCCAGTCGAAAACCCAACTACTCCAGCCCGTTTTTTAACAGTCCCATTGGGAACATCTACACTTGAATATCACACCTTCACAGCAGGATTTACGGGATGGAATGCGAGGACATTACTTGTACATCCTACAGATGGTTACTTGTATATGTTAGCCACTAACAATCAATGGGAATTTAGGATGTATAGAACATCCGATATCTCAGGTTCAAGTATTGCATGGGTCGAACATGCTCCACAATTATACACGGCGACAACAAACTTTTATTTTTCGGGTGCGCAAATGTCTCCAAGCGGGGAAATTTGGGTGTTCTATCATTACAGCCAACAAAACACATCGGGCGGCGTCTATGCAAGCGTCTTTACTACAATGGGCACAAAGTTGGTTGATCAATGGCATCTTATATCAAATCCTTCGGGCAACTTCTCTTTGCAAAGTCAAGATAATATGTCTTTTAATAGGCGAGCAAATTCAACGCAACGAAATACAACCGTTGCCATTGTTCAAGGCTATCCAACAGGATACAATCAACATCGGACATGGACAAGGACTTACAACAATGCGCCAAGCGCACCTGTACCGCAGTATCCACTATACGGAAATAGTTACAATAGTTCGACAGTTCCCGTTGGTTGGACATTCCAAGACCCTGACGCAGGAAACACACAAAGCGCGTGGACTGTACAAATTTCAAGGAATCACACCTTCACGGATGTTATCTTGGACACAGGGAAGGTCGTTAATTCTAATCAAAGTTGGGAGTTTTACGGAATTCCTGATGGCGTTTATTACTACAGAATCAAGACATGGGACAATAATGACGTTGAAGGACCGTATAATGTTGTCGGCGATACGCAATGGTTCAGAATTGATACTGTCAAGCCTACGTCCACAGGCGTAAACCCTCCCCAGTATTTAAACTTATCCTCTGGGACATTTAGGGTATGGGCTTACAATGTAACGGATAGCGGTTCAGGCATGAATAGAGTGCAATTCCCTACATGCAACGTCACTGTAACAGGAGGGGCAACTTGGATTTGGTTCGACGGAATCAAAGACGGAGCTACAAATAACTGGTACTGTGATATTCCTTTATCCTCATTCGGAAATGCTGAGGGCTTGTACTACACTGACCCGTATGCCTATGACAATGCAGGAAACCTGTTAAACACAGGAAGAATTGACACATGGATTGACCGTACAAACCCTACAGCACCAACACAAACCAATGGTGTATTATATGCAACATCGAACGGAGTGTCTTGGACACCTTTCAGTGACGGATCGGCATCTTCTGGACTGCTACTCACAACGCTTTACCTTCAAAAGTACAACGGTTCAACATGGGTTAACGAACCAACATTCCCCAAAAGTGTAACAGGTGTATCTTACAGCTTCACAGGATTAACACCTAATACGCAATATCGTTGGGGAGTAACATATACCGATAATTCGACGAATGTTAGTACTCTGAACTATACGACATTCACAACGAACGCATATACGGTATCGACTATTACAAACCTTACGTCGAGCGGAACCATCTATAACAAAAGACCTAAATTTAGATTCACTGTTACAGATGCGAACGATGCAACACTAAGTAATTTCCAGATTCAAGTGAGTACGGTAAATACGTTCTTAACTACTCTCATTGATACGACATCTGGTTCGTCTGTCATCGGTTGGAGCGGTTCATCAGTAGCGTCTGGTGGTGCGGTATCATATTCGCTACAAGCTGATCTGAGTGTAGGAACGCTATATGTTCGAGTTAGAGCCTATGATGGAAAAGAGTGGGGTACATGGAGTTCAACGGTTACTTTCTCAATTAGTACCGTTTCGTGGACAACTACTATAGCGGATGATGATTCCGCGGTCAGCAAGAGGACGATAGATGAGATCAGAACGAAGGTCAATAATGTTCGTCAAGCGAGAGGCTTAGCGGTAGCGGTCTGGACAGATTCGACGATTGTTGACTGGAACGGTGGTACTCCTACGAACGTGAGGACAACACATCTGATTGAGTTGCGGCAAGCAATTTTAGACATCTATACTACCTTATTCTCAGTACCTCCAACGTGGACTGACAATATCATCAGCACATCGATTGATAGAAAAGGTCTGCACTGGACAGCACTACGGAATGCGCTGATAGCAATCTAAAAGATAAAGCCTTACTCTTGAATGGGTAGGGCTTTTTTCTAATTAAAAGAGGGGAGTGAAAGTAATGGAGGCTAATATCGTAAAGACATTCATCGGTACAATTTCGGTTGGAATCTCTTACGTAGTAGGGGGAATCGGAGTGGCATTAACGGCTCTTATTGTTCTCATGGTGATTGATTTTATCACTGGATTGATGGTAGGTGCATATGGTGAGGGACTTAGTTCAAAAGTAGGCATTAAGGGTTTAATCAGAAAAGTTTACATCCTCATGCTGATTGGTGCGGTATACACGATACAAAGTGTAGCAGACCTATCTATCGCGGGATACACAGGTGATGGTCTTGCAATCATGTTTGCTGTACTTGAGTTCGTCTCAATCGTTGAGAATGGCGGTAAGTTGGGAGTTCCTGTTCCTGCAAAAGTAACTGAGATGATCGCGGCGCTTAAAAACAAAAATGGAGTTGATAAATAATGGCTTTCAATCCTAACAAGTATCCTATCGAACGCAGATACATCCAAAAGAGAAGCAACACGAGAAGCGGGGCATACTTGGTATCTGGATCGCCTCAATTCTTTGTCGCTCATGATACAGGAAACGAAGGGGCTACGGCTGATGGACATTTCATCTACTTTAACGGTCTTACAGATCGTTCAGCTTCAGCGCAAACCTTCATCGATGATGTTAAAATTCTGGAGATTATCCCAACAGGTACGGGAACTGATCGGGCTGAGAAAGCATGGCATGTAATCTATGACGTCACTACGGATAACTCTTGGTTCGGAGACGATGCTAATGATGTCGCTATCGGAGTTGAATTGTGCTATGGAGTGGCGAAGAATGGTAAAGCTATCAACTTCAAAGAGGCATATGCAAGGTACGTCTGGTACTTTGCTTTCCTCTGCTACAAATTCAACAAAGGTACTGAGAAGATCATAGGACATGAGCATCTTGACCCGAAACGTAAGATTGACCCATCACATGCTCTGAATAAATACGGCGTAACCTACGCTCAATTTATCGAGGATGTGAAAAAGGAACTGAAAGGCGAGGAGGAGTTAGAATTGGATGATAAAGTTGCAGATTACATCTTGATTGTACTGAGTGACTATTGGCACAAGATGAATGGCAATTCTGACGTACAGGAATACACTCATTTCGTCGCTAACGAACTAAGAAAGGCATTAGGTCGTCCAACTGAATAAACGCTTTAGAATACGCCTCTGGTGCTTTGTAGCATTGGGGGCGTTTTTCGCTATTTAATTACTTATTTACTTTAGTAAATAATAATTAAATAAGTATTATTATAGAAGGCGCATTTTTGCTACGTCATCACGCTAAAGCGTGGCATAAATCCCCCTGCCCTATCGTAGAATAAATCATGTACGAGTTACAAAGTTACAAAGTTAGCAGACTAAGGTGATCGAGGAGGGGCAAAATGGAGCGAATAGTGGTGGGGGAGAGGGCTATTGAGATGAACAGTCCTCATGTGTTTAGTCATGTTAGGGTGAGAATTGATAAAAAAGTAAGGGTAAACATGGCACTTGATCAAGAAACCTTTGACCTGCTATTTGAACTTTCAGCGAAATGCAGAACCAAACCTACTACACTATCAAAGCAATTAGTGTATGCTTTAGTTCGGAATCCTGATATGATACAGTATATTCAAGACAGGTATGAAGTCCCCGAGAATGACCGTCTAATACCTTTCAGGACTAACGGCGAAGTTACAGGCTACATAAGTCCGAGCGATGCTCCACGGGTTCAGCGTCCGATGCCAACAGTGAGAAATCGCAGGGGTTAATCCCTGCTTTTCTTGTTCTTGGATAAATAACGAAATTCGCTATTGCAATATTATATATGTTCTGATATAGTAAAGGAGTAAGGCAAACCACTATAAACGAAAAGGAGCAAGACGAAGATGAACAACACCGTACAAGCAGTAACAGCAGATGAGGTAATCAAAAACAGACAATCAGAATTGATTATCGAAATCAACGAAATCGAGAAACTGGAAATGGAAATGAGACAGCAACTTGAAATGCTGAATCACAAAAAGAGATTAAGACTTATGGAATATGAGATGATGGAAAAGTTCGATGAAAGAAACATGGTCAGCTTCACGACAACGACTACAACAATCGAAATCGGACGTAAGAAGTCATCAGACAAACTAAGTTTCGAAGATACGCTGAAGCAGGTCATGGACAATGCAGGAAGACCAATCACAATCGGGCAAATAATAACAGAACTTGAGAAGTTCGGTCATCAGTGGAGCAAGTACGTTAGTGCTTACAACTACTTAACAAATAGCGGAATGATTGAGAAAGTACCTCAAACCAGAGGAATTTATCAACTGATTCGCTCAAGATAAACGAGAGGGAGCCGAAAGGCTCTCTTTTCTTGTTCAGAATTTACACTCCACAAGATTATATTTACCAAAGGAGTGTGAAAAATGTTATCTCATAGCAGACTTAATGAAATGTTAAACAGAAAGCGTAGGACTAAACCAGAGCCATCCGATAAGCTGATGGGTGACTTTACACCAGAGCAACCATCTAACAGGAAAGAGGCTATACAGAAGCGGTTAAAAGGTATCAAACCTGTTATGTCATTCGACTTCAAGACAAAACCATTTCCGCACCAGATCGAGGCGTTCAACTGGGGATTAAAATTCCGATCACTGTTATTGGCAGATGATCAAGGTCTGGGGAAAACGAAAGAGGCAATCGATATCTCAGTAGCGCGGAAGATTCGCGGAGACGTATCAAAGGTCTTAATCGTATGTGGAGTAAACTCAGTCAAGTACAACTGGCAAAAGGAAATAGGAATCCACAGTGAGGAAGCCTCAAGAGTTCTCGATGGTAGTACTGAAGAAAAGTACTACGCTATTGATAAATGGATTGAATCTGATGCATTGTTCGGAATTATCAATATCGAGAGCCTACGTAAAGAGGAGATCGTAAGAAAGTTCCTTGCTCTTACGGAAAAAGGAATCATAGGTCTGGTAATTATTGACGAAATCCACAAGGCAAAAAACGGACAAACATCTCAACAAGGCATAGCTATCAGGCTTTTGAGAAGTCAATACAAGATAGGTTTGACAGGAACTCCGATCATGAATAATGCATTGGACTTACATAATGTGTTAACATGGTTAGGGGTAGAGAAAAGAAACTTCTACGCTTACAGGAACTACTTCTGCGAACTCGGCGGGTATAATAACACTAAAGTCATGGGTATGAAGGAAGGTAAGGACAAAGAGTTAAACACTCTCTTGAATAAGGTCATGCTTCGCCGCTTAAAGGATGAAGTATTGGACTTACCACCTAAAATCAGATCGGTTGAGTATGTGGAACTGACAAGCAAGCAACGAACTCTGTATGATCAAATACGGTTTGGCTTACTGGATCAGGTCGAAGATATTCTCATAAGTCCGAATCCGTTAGCGAGTTTGATCAGACTGCGGCAGGTCACAGGGGGAGTACTCGGGGAAGCAAATCCCAAACTTGACCGTCTGAAGGAGATTATCGAAGACGAAGTTATTCCGAACGGTCGTAAGATTATCATATTCAGTCAATGGTCTAAGGTGACAAAGGCAATGAAGGATGCTCTCAAGAAGTACAAACCTGCCTATATTGACGGCGATACGAAAGACCGAATGGCAGAGGTTGACCGCTTCCAAGAGGATTCAAAGTGCTCTGTAATCATCGGGACAATCGGGGCAATGGGAACAGGTCTTACGTTAAATAAATCCTCATATGTAGTATTTATGGATAAGGCATGGACACCCGCCGACAATAACCAAGCAGAAGACAGAGCACACAGAATTGGTACTGAAAATACGATCAATGTAATTACAATGGTCGCTCAGGGAACAATAGATGAAAGAATCGAAGGAGTCTTGGAAGGTAAAAGGTCTCTAATTGATGCAATAGTAGAAGGAAAAATGAGCAAGGAACAGCAACGCGACTTTATTATGGACTTGTTACGTGATTAAACGTGAAAAAGGGCTTGCTATATTATATAGGTTAATGTATAATGTAATTAATCAGGAACACATACAGGAGGAAACAACCATGAAAATCATTAACGGAGTCGTTCACTATAGCAAAAACGAAGTAGCACAAATCGTCGGAAGAAGTCCACAGACGGTTAACCTATGGGATAAATGGTCAGTAGAATTAGAAGAGAGCGGAAAAGATAGATTAATCCCTGCACCAATCCGTATGGATAATAATTATAGATTCTGGACAGCAGAAGCAGTAGAGGTTATCAAACAATATGCACAAAACATCAAATACGGTGACTTATCAGACTTCTCCAAACGACAATGGGGGAATCGGAATGAACAACCTGCACACTAATCCCGTAGGAAATGAACTGAAGAAAGTAAGAGTAGTCTGTGAGATATGCAAACAAGAGTATAGTTATGGATATCTAAAATACGTAGGGCATTGCGGGAAGAAGATTAAGTAATTCAATGAATAGAGGTGTCCGTTAAATGGAGTCAACAAACTGGAAATGCAGCTATAGGAATTGCAATAAAGACGCTACTACAGAAGGTCACGTTTTTGCGAAAGAAGTTGAGGGAGAGGCACTTGTTCCAAAACTTGTACTTGCGTGCGATACACATAAAAAGAAGTCGGGATTTTTCG